GTGTATATTCATTGCTTCATAAAAATGCTGACAGCATACGCACCCGTAGCTCAGCTGGATAGAGCACCGGACTTCGAATCCGGGTGTCGGGGGTCCGAATCCCTCCGGGTGCACCAATAAAATCAAGGGCTTGAGAACGAAATCTCTAACCCTTGAATTTCTGAAAGTCTCCATAAGTCTCCATACAAACTAACTGACAGGAATCTTATCGGTAGGTATTCGGATATCACGCTATCGTTCCCCCCGCATCAAGATAAGCCTGTTTTAAGAGCGCGACAGAGTTCTCATGCTGGTTATTTCCACTATCCGGCAGGCTGGCCCAACGTGTCCGGACAAGAGACAAAGCGGCAAGAAAATTTCCCGCCGCGATATCAGCCAGGGCGTGGCACTCACGAAAATATTGGTGCGCAATAGCCCTCTGATTGTCTTTCGAAAACGTGCCGTCCAGGTCGAGGCTCTTTGTGTAAAAATCAAAGAAGTGCTCCAAAATCTGGAAGGCCCCGGCAGCGGTACTCGATGGGATTCCGTTGTCAAAATGAACCAGGATGCGCGGGTGGTCATCATAATTCGGGAACGTATTAATGTGGGTAGGTGTTGAACCTACGAGTACATTAAACCCCTCGTCCGAGCCGTCGATAACGGCCTGGGTCAATTCACTGACTGTAATTGCCTTCATAAAGGCCAGTTCGTTTGTTGAATAGATCATATTTCGTAGCCTCCTGGCTACATTCTCTTGTAAAAGATCAATCTTCGCACGGGTACCCACAAACAGGACAATGCGATCCCTGCGTATAACGATGACCGCATTCGGGGCAGACTTTCACGGGCATGATCAATCTCCTTTCTTGACTCGAGGAGGACAGCATTCATCCTGGCAACGCCGCCGGTCTTCCCAGAGAAGATCATAGTCTTTTTCGTTATCCGCTTTGTGGTCGGCGAGGTCCTTATCATTTTCCGCTTTGTGAGCGGCAAGAGCAGTCTGCCACTCTGTTCGCGTTTCTTTGATGCTTCCCTTAAGGTCTCTCCACATGAGAGACATGATGGACGCTATAACAAGCAACAGCGCGATTACAGGTTGTGATTCCTGCGGGGCGTGTTGAGAGATTTTCTCTAATGCAGCCAAAAGCTGAGTAATCTGATCAGGTGTCACGGTTGCGTCCTTTTTGGTGATTTGTTATGCGAGTGCTTTTATAACTCGGCTCATTTCATGGTCGTTGATATTGGCGAATGGTAGAAACGGCTTTCCAATTTTGATTAATGGCGCCGGGTGCTGCCAGTTCTGCAGGATGCGAGGGACATCAGGGACCACATCGTTTCCGTTCTGGTACAAGGAAATATCCACCTTAAGCGTCGAAATAAGTCTCTCGATCGCTCCATCAGCAGAAACCCGAGGAGGTTCGAAGCCGTAGATGGTCGTCTTTTTGAATATCTCCGCATAGTCAGACCCGGCCAGAATCGCCAGGGCAGCCCCAAGAGAATGACCAACCCACGTCACAGTCCTACATCCTTCTATGGCTCGATAGACCTGCTCTTTTATCGCAACCCATGCAGACCAGAAACCCTTGTGTATCAACCCAAGTCCAGGATGATCTGATACCTCTGCGTCCAGATCCGCCAGCCAGCAGGCTACGTTGTCGCTGCCGGGGAACGAGACGATTGCTGATGCGTCAGCATCGTCTCTGGTGACAATCGCCCTGGACGCGCTGTTCGGGTCCCCGATTGTCGGGACCGCTGTATAGGCGGCATCTGCTATTTTCGCGAAATCTTTAACCGTCACGCAGCACCTCCTCCCGTTGCAGCAGCCGCTGCTGGATCCTGAGCCTTTTGGGCGGCAACGTCCGGCGCGGTCTGAACAGCAACCTTCACTTCAGTTACAGGAGCCGGGAAAGCAGGAGGCTGTGCAAGCATCAGTTCAAGGGCCTTGATAAGCCGGGGAAGCTGTTCCGCCATTACCTGAGAGGGAGACGGTTGCGCGGCACGAATTTTGATACCCATATCGTCAGATGTAATCACCGTAAAAAGGGCGTTGAGAGCACAAAAGGAGACCGCCAATGCGGTTGCTATCGTGACCGCATGCGCTTCTGACAGGTTGACGGTAAAACCATAAGAGTGCAGAACTTGTCCCCCAATACTGAGCAGGGCAACCAAGAGGTTGATGGAGTTCTGCAGGTTCTTGTATGTGGCCGGATTCTCTATGACCTGGCCGTACTGCATTGCTTTTAAAAAGCTCATAATGTTCTCCATTATAAATAGCCGGATTTTACCCGGCCATGGATTGATGGTGGTTATTGAATTAGCTGGCCGGAACAGCCACGGGCGTTCCGGCGGCAGGCGGGGTGACGACCGGAGCGACGGGGGAAGTAACAGGCGCGGTCACAGCTGCCGGGGCCGGGGTGGTATTGGCCGCAATCACCTGAGAGAGAACCGCTTGCGCAACAGCGAGACCTACGCTCGTATCTTGTTTCACCTGGGCGCTCACGGGTGCCACCGCTACAATCTTCTGAAGGGCCGGAATACCGTTCACTGCCATAGCGTGCAGATCGTTCACCGCGACGGAAGATCCAGCTGAGCAGACAGCGTTAACGGCCACATTCGCTATACTCAGGTCTGCAATTAATTTCGGATCGGCCAATACGCCCGGAGCAGACAAGATACCAAGCGCGGCCTGAGTGGGGGGGCATATTTCAGCCGCCACCTCTGCGGGAGTAGGAATTTTTGCGAGATCCGCGTTAAGGGAAGTTACCTGTTGGGAGGTGCAACCCCACGCGAAGAAAAAACCGCCCACGATCAACACCATCATCAATACAGAACTTAACTTTTTCATTTTTCTAGTCTCCCTTTAATTTTTTACATCATTATTTTGAGTGCTTACTCTGCTTTGGTAAAGTCGAGGTAATATTCTTCTCCTATCTGAATTTTCCCGAAGAGATCAGGGTTTGTGACCGTCATATTCAGGTCAGCGCACGGTGTCCATTTGGCGAAGGAATTGTTTTCATCGCTTCCGTCTTCAGGATAAGGGAACACACTCCCTACAGCTGAAAAACGTAAAACCTCGCAGGTCGCTTGACGATCTACATTCACAACCCTCATCTTTGCCCTCATTGTTCTCATTTCTTTACTCCTGATGTTTGTTTTAAAACCTTAGAATACGATAGCCTGAACCGCCGCCACGGTTGCCCCAGCCTGAACTGCCGCCATAACCGCCGCTACCTTGGCGAGAAGATCCTGATACGCAGGAATCTCTGCCGCCTCCATCGCTGTGGAAAGTGTTTGTAAGTCTGCGTAAATAAAAGGTGTGACCGGCTGGCCTGCTGAATTCAGCCAGATATTTAACGGCCATGTTTGATTTTTTGCCCCTGCCGCCAGAGCATCAAGAAGGTATTGCTTGCTCTGGGCGTCCTGGGCGTATGTGTCTGTGTGACCCGCTGCTGTTGTCATCGACACAGGGGCAAGGGTTGCGGCATTGTAGGAGGCCTGAAGAGTTGCGATTTGCGCGGCTTGCGCCTGAGATAAAGTGAGAGGTGGATTTTGTATCAAAGCAGCTGCTGCCTCCGTTATCGCCGTCCAGGAAGGATCAGGAAGAAGAAGCCCTTTGGTTATTGCATTGGCTTGATCCTGGGCGGAAAGAAAATGCAATCCGCCATTTTGATCGGTATAGTACTGGTCTAAGTATTCCATTTTTTTGTCCTTTATCTGAGTTCTACAGCGGACATCGTCCCCATATTTACAGCATTAAAAACATACGTCCCCCCAGGAGGGACAATTGCGGTAAGTACCCCCGGAATGTTCCCTGTTATACTTACCCACAGTAGATTAATTACCACAACACCGTTAACGGACAGGTACAATTGAGCTGAAGTCAATGAAGTCTGACCAGATATCTCAATTAGTATGGGCCTACTGGTGGTGTTGTAGTAAGTGGTACCCGAAACCCTCGTCACCGTTTGCCAAGTTTGCTGCCCGTTCCCAAGCGACTGCATGGAGGTCATAGCGACACCGCCTTCTCCCTGGACAAGGGTCGGAGCAGTTGCCCAGATTCCTGCCGTTGTCTCTGTAGCGGTCAAATACCCGACGACACGGAACGGTACGTTCGTAAGCGCCGTAGCTGAATAAATGACGTTATTGGCGCAGGCCGTTCCGCTTATGGCCGTCGTGCTGACAAGGGTTGTCTCGTCGAGATTGACACCGCCAGACATATTAACTACGCCCAGGCTGATTGTTCCGACGTTATTCAGGGCCAGGATTGCAATTTGGCATTGCGTTCCGCTGCTTGATCCGAAGGTTGCACCAGTGGGAACGGTAAGACTCAAGGCCGAGGCTATTGAGTAATTGGCAGCAACGCCGTTTGTCAGGGTTGCATTCCGGAACGATAAGGCGCAGGGCTGCAAACCGACAGTCAAAGCATTGCCGGCGACTGTTGCTGTCACGGACTGGATCTGGTTTGGAACACCTACGCCAGTTGCTGGATTCAACAGAATCCATTTTCCTAAAGTCGCATCCCAATTCAAATCAATCCAATGCCCAGCCCCAGCGATGTCCCCAGGAGCAAGAGGAAGGCCATTGCCTTTGACGATAGTAACGGGGCTTCCATACCCAGCGTAAAACGTCGGGGTAGTTGTCAGATTCGCAAGGGACGCCCTTACGGATACCTGAACATTCCCGGCCAGGAAAGTGGTAGCGCTGAAGGACGGATTGAAAGCCGCCGTTATTGCATCCGATGTTCCACCCGCTGATGCCGATGCATAAAGATTTTGCTGACAAGCAATAGGAGGGGTGAAGACACCGCCCAGTCCGAATATTGTGGCCTCACCGCCAATCCCTTGCAGGGTGGAAGGAAGAGACGACCACTGGCCTGCCGTTGCTTCTGTTGCAAGGAAGTATCCAACTACGCGGAACGGAACATTCGTAAGCGCTGCCGCCGAATAAATGACGTTATTGGCCGTAGACCCGGCGCTTATGGCTGTCGTGCTGACAAGCGTTGTCTCATCAAGGTCCAGCATCCCGGCTGTGTTCACCAGGCCAAGCGACACCGACCCGGCATTATTCAGGGCCAGGATTGCGACTTGACATTGCTGGCCCCCAGTTGCCCCGAAGGACGCGCCGGAAGGAGCTACGATACTCAGCGCCGAGTTAAGGGAGATCGATGTTGGTGTACCAAGGGTCAGGTTTGCATTCCGAAAAAGCAAGGTCGTCGGATTCAGCCCGATTGTCAGCGCGTTTGAAGCCACAGAGGACGTCAAGGACTGCTGCTGAGGAGCCAGGGCAGCAATCGCCGAACCGCCCATAATCCACGCCCCTGCACCGTTTGCGTAGACGGTCAGCGTATCGCCAGGGTTGAAGGTGATCGTCTGGACCTGAACCCCACCAGAAGACAAGAGGCGGTCCGTCCCGGACGTCGAGAGGGTTATGACGCCAGAGGTTGTATTCTGGAACATGAAGCCAGATCCATTCATCGAGGCCGTCATAGCTGGAAGCGTGACGGTATATGGAGCCGTCCCGGTAAATTCCACCAGACTGCCCAACTGTGCGACTGTCAGCGTGGTTGTGGTCGTCGGACTGATGATACTCGGAACCTGGAATCCCTTTGACGACTGGACAAAGGCTGTATCCGCTGCCTTCTGGGAGTTGTCGAACTGGGGAGGAGTCGGCACTGTGGGAGACGTGGTAAATGCCTGATTCTGAATACCGACAATTGCCGCCTCCACCGCTGTAAAACCTGCAGCGACAGAATCAAACTCCGCCCTCACAAGCTGAGACGACCCTGCCGAGTTGAATGCCGGGACCCCGTCAGAATGGGTATAAAAAGGATTTGATGACATAGTTCTCCAATAAAAAAAGCCCCGTCATGCTAAGGGAAATCCCAAAGTATGCGGGGCTTGATAAAAAAATGAACTGTAATTTTACTTACTGGCTGATAGCCTGGTTGTACCGTTGCTGAATGTTGCCGCGTTCACTGACAGGAATAGCCATGATAGACTGCCCCTTGCGGATCAGGATAGGCTTGAACTTTGCCTTTTCTTCGTCCGTCGCGTCTTCGTAAACCGTTATTGCTTGGGGCAAGGACAGCCGGTTGAACTGAGTTTCGCCAGGAGTTACCATACTGTCTCTACGGATACCGACCACATCCTTCTGCGACAGCGTCCCGGCAGCCAAAGCCTGGCTGATATCACCATTCCCCGATACGTCGCCCATTCGCAGCTTGCGGATGATGTCACGCCGCAAGTTTGACTTGTCAAACTGTGCTTGCGTCCTGGTTTTATCAAATGCCGCAGTTTGCTTGTAGATGTTGCTCATGTCAGACTGGGCCGCCGTCTTGGTCAGTTCGCCTGTGGCTGGCATGATGCCAACAAGGGGAGCCGCCATAGCTGCAAGGCTGTCACCACGCTCTGCCGACTTGGCAGCGCCACGCATCCAGAAGGGAACAAACTGTTTGGCAACATATCCGCTGGCCTGCGCCAACTGGGTAAGCGGGTTGTCGTCCTGGTGCCAGATCTCCACCCCGTAATAGTCGCTGTTTTTTATAAGATCCTTTCCCATTGAGATTATCGGGTGAGTCTTATTTAGCAACGTATCAAATGGATGCTGAGAGTAGGCGTAGATGTCTTTTGCGTATGTCGGCAGCGTCCAGCGTTCCGGATTTCCGTATTCGTCCACACCGCCGGTCCGGAAAGCAATGAAGTCTTTCCCGTGCGGAGCTTCGCCAGTGAAAAGATAGGTGAGCAACCCGGTCGCAATGGCGTTACAGAGTAATAGAGATGCCGTGTAAGCCATACGGTCAGTCATCACCGGCTTATTCCCTTTCAGGAGACCAAGCACAGCACTTCCGGTATCGGTAACAGCACCACCAACTTCAAGCATGGTGCCACCAGTCCACCCAGGAGCACGGACAAGGGCCTGTATCACGCTTTTGGCAGAATTATTGATATAGAGCCGATCATAATTGACCTGCCCGAGCCGGGAGTCAATCCTATTCCAAATCTGCTGAGCCTGTTGCTGCAGTTCTTCGTGCGTCGCGTTCGGGTTTGTCTCCATCCAATGGTTTGCCATCTCGGCGAATGCGGCAAACTTCATACGAGGAACAAGCCCTTCCATTATCGGTCTGGTCATCTGGGCAACGATCGCCGCCGGAGCATGAAAGATTCCCTTTAGGAGTTTCCCATTTGCAAAGGCCTGTTGCATCTTTTGCGTTGAATCAATCCGGAACCGATTATCTAGGCCATTCTTTGCCCCAGACAGTTCGAGCATTTTGATTACGGCCGGCATGAATTGCCCTTGCCCTTCCCACGCATCGAGGATCTTACCGCCAAGTCGCCAGTTTTTTATTGGCGCCGTCGGAGCCTCCATGAAATACTTGGCTGATTTGGTGAACTTCCCCTCAGTGAATGACTTCAACCCAAGAGCGCAATTCTCGACAACGGCGTCATTGGTGACAAAGCCGACATGGAACATTGAACCGACGCCAAGCTGGAACATATTAAGCCGGTTTGCCGCTCCCATGTATGCCGTGTACGCTGTGCCGAAATACTTATTGTTATACCAGCTCTGAGACAGGTAATTATGAAACACCTGATGGACATCGTCAGTCGCTGCATACCGGTAAGCGGATCCGTCCTTCTTGGTGACGACTCCGAAAGGCCCGTCGATTACTTTGAAACCTTTTGGGACATCAGCACCCGCCTTAATCATCCGCACGACGCCATACTTTGACATCTCCTGCAGGGCGGAATGCGCGACCAGGTACTTATCCATTTCGTGCATTTTCAGGAAAACAAGGTCGAGCGGATTGTCGGAAACCAGTTTAAACCCGGCATCAAGACCAGCTTGAATATCTTCAAATACCCTCTGTTTAGTGAAGGCCTTAGATCCCTCAAGCTTGGTCTTTGAAAGAGTCGTCTGTATCTGGTGATCGTTCAGTTTATCTTCCCAGATGTGCGGAAAATAGTTTTCAATCACGCTCTGCAAAGCCCCGGTCCCCAGGTCCTGGACCTGCTTAACCTTGGCGTCGAACATCTTACGAATGACATCCGCAATATCCTGCATCTGCTTTGTCGGCTGCTGCTGGCCCTTCTCCATCCGGGTAATGAAATCGTGCTGACCCTGGACGTCCATCTTATTAAAAAGGTTGTCGGCCAGGAGCCCCGACGACGTTGTCGACAGGTCCATGATCTTTGCCAGTTTTGACGTGTATTCCTTCTGGTCCGAATATGCCTTGTCGAGATTCGCCCGGAAGACATCGCCGCCGCGATTCCTCGCCCCCATAGCGGCATTCAGGGCGCTACCTGCCTTTGCCGCAGCCTCACTGACGCCTGTCGGATGAACCAGGCTCTGTAATCCTTGATATACCAGTTTCAGCCCGGTGACAGCTTCCTTGACAGCTGGCTTGATATCCTCCTGCATATACCGGGATTTATCGGTAAACTGACCAAGCCGAGAGCTGGCGTCGTTGATACGCTGTGTCAGGGGCTTTCGAATATCATCCGGACCGGCAACAGGCTTTTCGTCTTCATCGTCCTTCCGGAATCCCTTGCCGTCTGCTATGGAATATCGAGTGTCGTTGTTGGTCCTGGAATATTCACCGTTATTGAAGTCCGCAGACTTCGCCTGATTATGGTGAAAGATAACCACATCGTCATGGTCGGTGAACATGACTCCGTCGTATCCGTTAAGATCATGCTGCCTTTTGGCCCAGGCCTTTGCCTCTTCCACGTTATTAAATCGCGGTAAGTCGGCAGAGGACATCTCCAAAGGATGCTCAAGACGGAGATAGAAGTCTTTTGATTCGCTGGATTTTACATTCGGTTCCATGGGACGAGATTCTTTTCTTGCGAAAAAACTCCCAATCCCAGACATAGGAGAGCCGGTCTGTTGACCAGATTTATCAGGATTGAAAATCCAAGAGTCAGGATTGTCATCCATCCCGAAAGTCTTGGATTTATGAGTATAGATAAGAGGGTTTCCAGATTCGTCAGTTAGTGCTGACTTACCAAACCATCCTGTAAACTTGGACGAACCGGGCGCTTCACTCCCGCTTCCCTGTGCTGCTGCAAGGTTTCTTTGGTCATCGGTTTGCCCGACTTGTCCCACTCCGCTATCTTTTCCCTGGTCATCCCTGGACAGGTCCGCAGGATTTCCTGGATATTGGCCTCGTTCTCTTCCGGTGTCATTGCCATGGTTATTTTCTCCTTTACCTAATCCTATATTGCCGGTCTGCTGATTGGCAAGGGCTTTTCTATCCAGGACCGCAGGAGCCCGGACTAAAGCATCATGTGCCATCCCGATCAGGTCGTCAGGAGTGAGCCTATTTGCCCAGGTGGCAACCCGCAGGCGATCAAAGCCCGGAATAGCCTGAGACAGGGCACGGAGTTTTCCCCGGAACCATGTAACGAATCGTTGCACGATAGACTGCTCGGGCGCATGCTGGATGAGGTAAGCAATCGCCTCCCGGTTGACGTCTTGTGGCCTGGTCCCCTCTGGGACCCTACTGTACGCCTCAACGACAACTGGATTTCCAGCCCGGCGCATAAGATCCATCGAACGTTCAATACTCTGATACTCGGCGTCCGCGTGGCCAAGGTTGAGAATATGGTCGGCGACTTCGTGCTTGATCAGACCGGTCATCTGCTGGTCTGTCCAATCCTTGGGGATATTATCGGCTACGATGTTGGCTTTGCCGTCGTGGACGAAACCTTGAATACCTTCTTGCCCTTTCCTAACCTCATCCGAAATATCAGCATCGTGAATGACATTGATATGCCGCATCAACTGACCGAGGCCGCCATGCTCAGCGTTCAGGGCGTCGGTGGCTGCCTGGTGAAAGGATTCTGGCGTGTGGGTTTCGACGGGTGCATTATCGCCGATCGAGTATTTCGTTTCAGGATTATCAAGGTACTTTTCTCGGATAAAGAACCCTCCATCCTTCTTGAATGTGTAAGGGTCGATTTCCTTCGCCTGATCTTTCGTTAAATCCGTCCGGACAATTCCTGTAAGAACCTTCCCTTTCATCGTCGTATGTTCGACAATGTCATGGTTTGAAGATGGAAGCGCGCCCTTCTCTCCCGGCGGAATAAGTTCGTCCGGAGTGTAGACTTTTGGCTGTTCCGGTAATGGCTCATTTGCAACCGGAGAGATCCGGTCCGGGACCTGGCTATTCTCAATCCGGTCAAAGAACTCTTTTATCGAAAGTCCGGTGTAATCCCTCGGGGCGGTCTGTTGGAGACGTTGCGCGATATCAGGATCAGATTGTTTATCGATTACCAAGACACGGCAGGAAACCTTTGTGCCGGCACGTTCAAACACAGAGCTCGGCAGATCATACGAAGAAATAAGGTGAAGATCTGGGTTGATCATTTTCCCTTTTGCGTCCGTACCATAAAGGAAATTATCCACCCGCTTATCCATAGAAGGACCAGCCGGAATCAGGGCAACGATACGGCCTCCGTCCCGCAGATGCCCCGCAGCCTTCTCGATATGATCCATAGCTGTCTTACCAGCAGTTCCGAACGGGGGGTTCATCACAATGCCATCAAACTTGTTGACGATATTGAGATTTTCAAACGGGGCGTTAACCAGTTTTGCATCTGTGACCATAGCCAAACGGCTGGCCAATTCAAGAGACGGCTCGACGACGGTATTTTCGGTATTTTCCGGAAACCATCGCGCAATAGCCCCATGTCCAGCTGAAGGCTCAAGTGCTTTCTCGCTGCCGCGCAGGTTTGCCCACTCAACCATTTTCATTCCCAGAGGCTCAGGCGTAGCAAAATAGTCTTTCCCTTCTGCCGATTTGTTCCGGGAATTTCTTTTCTGCTGAGAAAAATAGAGAGAGATTGCACGGTCCCAGTCGGACAGGGCAGCATTGGCCGCAGCGTCACGTTCCTTACCTCCTGTACCTTCGCCAGGATAACCAGGGGGAAAAGACCCTGAATCTTCAAAGCCCTCGATAAAGGCATCCTTGAGAGCCCTTGCCGTTTCACCCATAGCCAGATTCTCAGCCGTAGACGCCCGATGCGCGATAGTAGAGGCGAAGGCCCATCGTTCCCAGTTGGTCCCGGTGTTCACGTAACGGATAAGAGCGTCAGACGCCTGCCCGTCTCGATATATCCGGCCTTCCTGCTGTATGGCCCTGGTCGGCCTGGTCGGGAGTCCGAGATTAAACAGGACCCTCTGAAACTTGCCGGTGGTGTCGTGCCCTGACCACCCGGCTTCCTTATCGGACTGGACCATCATCACCTGTGGTCCGCTCATGTCGTCGTTGAATGTGGCTATATTGTTGCGAACTTGTTGCTTTGAAACCGTCTGGCCGTTCACCTCAAGCAAACCCGGAAAGGCCCTCCTCATTGATTCAAGCGGTGTTGGCAGGTTTGCAATCGGCAGGCCGACAAGGTCGGGGCGCTCTACTCCAAAATCATGGACAAGATGCCCAATCTGCACGCTTTGTTTCTCTCCGTCACCGTCTTCATAATTAACGCTCTCGCTGTTAAACCTATGGTCACTGAAGTCAAAGGGGTTGAAGCCACCACCCTTGATGTAGTCATGGAAGACCACAACCTTTCGACCAGCGTTAAGATGCAACTGAATTTCAGGTGCGATTCGGTCGGCCTTGATTGCCTCGAGAAGGAACCGGCGCTTTAGGTAATCAAACTTGTCATGCAGAATCGCGCTCAGCGCGTGATACTTAGGGTTCTCGTTCAAGAACTCCATACCGTCATCTATCAGTCTGCCGATAGATGAATCTATCAGGGAGAATTTCCGGTCATAATCGAAAGGAACATCCAGCATTCTACCGGACAATACTCCTTGTTTTTTTAGGTACGAATTGAACTGACGTTGCATCAACCCACTGTCGACTTCTGCCTCGGGCGCAGTGAGTTTGTTATATCTCATGCGGTATCCGAAATGCTCCATCATAAACCTATCGCGAGGGGATCCGCTGTTATATCCGCCAGAATTCGTCTCAACCGGATAGTGAAATAAGTATCCATTCCCGAGGTCGGTACTCTTTTCGTAGGCAAACGGAGTTGCTGAAAGGAATACGGCTTTCGATCTGCCGTCAGGCTGGGCGTCTTTGACCTCTTGCTTGACCTGAGATTGCTTTTCTCTGAGAGAAAAAGATAATTCTTTGATTGCAGGATCAAGCCTGGCTATTGTCTTCTCGGCAACTGATTTTTCAGCCGGATCAGTAGACTGCTGAAAAGTTGCCTTGGCAGCTTCTTTTTCTCGCACAAGAGAGGAGAGTTGTCCTATTTCCTCGCTGTGCAGCATTGTATGCCGCGCATAAGCACCTTCCGGGTGCATTGTAATTGCCCTAAAGGTGGTGAGCGCCTTTGTGGCATCGCCTGACGCATTACTTCCCAAAAGTTGAGCTTCATCGGCAACAACAAGATCCCATTTGCGATAGGCGAGAGAGTCGTTCGATCCAAAGTTTGCGTATGTAGTCAGGCTGACGCCTTTTTCGCCATTGTCTTTTGTGTTCTTCAGTCGTGTAATCCCAAGGTCAAAGTGGTTCCCTGCCTTAATCCAATCATTTGCAATGGTATCGTTCGGAACAAGGACAAGGATTTCACCTTTCCCTTTCATCTCCATGCGCTTCATTATTCCGAGGGCAGAGAAGGTCTTTCCTGTGCCTGTGCCGTTGGTAAACATGACACCGTGACCGTCAGGGTTTGCAAAGCGATTTTCTGCAAACTTAACGTCTTCTTGCTGGTGAGGATGTAAGAGAGGAAGGTTTTTTGCGATATCGGCAAGGCTATTTCCTTCAACCTTACCAGTATTGGCTTTTTTCTGTTGGAGTATCTTTTCTGTTAATCCAAGTCGGCCGCCAGCAATCCCTGTAGCTGGCTTAACTGCTGCCTCGTAAGGAAGGGATTTTCCCGAGAGGCCAACCGGGTCGCCTCCGTCGTTGTGACTACTTCCGGCAACGCGCTCCGCAGGGAGTGATTGTCCGTCTGCACGATGTATCGAGAGATTGCTACGTTCTCCAAGAGCAGAGGCTTCACGTCCAGATATGCGTAGGCCACTTCGTGAGATATACCCCTGGCCATCATCTCCTGATATTCCTTGTCGATCAAGGCGTTCATCTGGTCCGCTCCCATTACGAAGGCCATCTTGGCCCAGCGTGTCCGCAACTGCTGAGTCGCCCCGATCTCGTGCCAGATTTCCGGTGTTATTGATGTCAGCATTTGAGAAACCTCCGTCTTGGTTTTGCTGTGGTGTCAATTCATTATATTGACCTTGAGATATAGAAGCAAGGTCGGTACCCTCTATTTCTTTAGGGTCGCTCAATCCCGCATCTTCCATACCAGGATAATGACGGACGGCCTCATAAAATGAACGAAGGAAAGGTTTTATCTTCTCTCCGAAATCTCCCACCATAGCCTTGGCGTAGTCGGTGAATTTTCGGGCGCCAGCTTCTACGTGGTACCCGGCTATGGTAATACCGGCCTGCATTAATTCGGGATCGATGCCGCTGTTGAGCTGTCCTAATTTTGACCGAAGCAGAGCTCTCGCTTTGTCGGCAGCATCTTGAGTAAATACGGTATTAGCCTTACCATATTCGGACGCTTGCGTCTCATCCGTGAGACTCAAGACAGGTTTTGTCTCACCATCCGGCGTTTCATTAACACTTACGCCGGCAGGCTTTACCCCCATCGAGTCGACCATATCCCAAGGGTCAGCGTGAATCGTAACACCATCCTGCAGGATAGCCTGCCCCTGGTCATCATAGCCCTTATGCGTGACAAGATCCGGCATACCATCCTTGCCCTGAACAACAACCTGGTCGCCTTCAGAAAGATTGCCGACAGGGATTGATTCAGGGGCGTGGATATCGATACCGGACTCATGAAGCCGCTGAGCTTCGTTTGCGGCTGCAATATGCGGGTCGCTATTGTAAGCATCGTCAGCGGCCTGCTTGACCGCAGCCCATACATCTGCTTGCTTGCCGGTGAGCGGAAGGCCAGCCCGAGACTTATCGATAACAGTGTTGATGCCATCCTTACCGGCATCTTTCAAGACGCCGGATTTTAACCAGTCGGGATTCGTTGACTTGACGCCATCCCAATCACCCGGCACGGTCTGGCCGTTTGCGTCAACAAAGTCTTCGTTCTGCCACCTGGAGCCGGTCTCCCCTTCTTTCATTTGCTGCTGAAGAAGGTTCAGTTTCGACTCAAGATCATCAGGAAGGATAGTGCCGGTCTGGCGACGTCTTAGAAAATTAGCCCATCCCTCACCGTCTCGCCGCCCGGAGAGATCGTCAAAAGGTTTGGATTTTTGAACCCACCCCAGATCTTGGCCGCTGTTGTCGGTGATATTCTGCCCGGCGGTATCGTTGATCCAGCCGTTCATCTGGCCTTCATGGTACTGCTTGACGAGAAGGTCAGACATCTGATTAAGCAGGTTTACGCGCTGGACAGAGGCGACAAGGCGGGTCTGGGCATCCGGAGATTGGGCCTGTTGCTCGTTCTGCTTCTGCGCATAATCAAGAGCATTCACCCGATGCTGCAACCATGCCGCAGTATCCGGGTCAACCTGTTCCATGCCGGTCTTGTGAATCCAGGGAGTGTCAGCTATCAGTTTCGTGTTCAGCTGTTGCGCCAGGTCCGGAGAGTATGGAGAATAAACATCGTCCGGTCTTCGCATAGTGAAAGGGGTGTCACTGGATACCGGCGAGTGAATAATACCAATATCGCCGCCAGAGAGATCAAGAGGCGTGGTGTTTGCCTGAGAGATCCAAGGCAACGACTCAGCGGCCACGGAAGGCTGAGGGTTATATCTGTCTACGAGCGCGTCATGATTCTCGGAATTCATCCGAAGGAATTGGAGCTCGTTGTCGGTATCCGGGGAAGGATTGTTTTCCAGAAAATCAAGACGCTGGGCAGCTTCCGCCAGGTGCCCGGCTTTTTCCTCATCCGTAAAAACAGGGCCGGGGCCAGGAGCGGCATTTGTCACATCGTTGGCCGCGCTTATGGCATCATCAATATTACCGGCATCGAGAATCTTTTTCTGAAGAATGGAATCGATAATAGGCCGTTGCAGAACTCTGGGTAATCCGGATTGCTGGACGGTCTGGACGCCCTGGTCATGCGTAATGTCGCCGTTGTCGATTGAGGTATTGATTTCACTCGAAAGACTTTTCGCTGCATTCTGCATTCCAAGAAACTGGTGACCGCCGAAGATAACGCCCATTCCCACGCCGGTACCGAGATTTTCAGCGGAAAGCGGGTTGATTTGAGACGCCTCTTGTCCGTACCCCCGGGAATTAAGCAGAAGTTTCTGCGCATATTGATCAGCAATAGAAAGACCTGTATTGACAGCTGCACCTTTCACGACGGATCCGAGTAGGGAATTTGCAGCCATAGGAACATTGGAGAACAGGGCGGCAAAACCCGCATCCTTCACCATTTGCAATTCAGCGGTCGTAAGGTCATGCCCGGACCGGAGAGAATCGCCTCCACCCTCAGCCGCGGCGTCTGCAATAAATCCTTCCGGACCCAGGAGCGCCAGAGGTGCCACATCTTCAACCCCACGGACAAAACGGCCGGGTGCTCCGACGTCAGAGCCTGGACGCTGATCTTCCTTGAATTGAGCAGCAGTATCGTAGGCTTGGCCTGCCGTATCTACTGCCTGATTGTTGCCGGTCAGCTTGTCCACTGCGGCAGCGGTCGGCATGACTCCCAACATCTCATACAACTTTGCCAGAGAACCAATAAATGAAGAAACAGGCTTCTGAACGTATTCGTTGTAATAATGGTTGTCTTGATTTTGGTCTGTCATGCCAGGGTCAGGAGCGCCGGTATACTTCACGTCATCAGAAGACGGGTCGACGGGACCGGGAGGACCAGAGGGACTATTAGTTTTATTTCCTCCGAGAGGGTCCGGCTGGGAACCAAAAGCTGCATTAAGGTCAATTGACGCAGATTTCCCCTGGTCCTGCTGTCCCGCAGAAGAAGCAGGAGGGGTGAACGGGCTTGGCTGAGATCCAAATGCAGCGTTAAGATCCATATTATCCTTGGTTCGGCGAAGATGAGTTTGCGGATGAAGACTTGCTTTGATTCATCATCCCCAATACTTTCACAAGATAGGTCTGCGTTTCGGGAGGCAATTTATTCAAATCCCCCTTGGAATTATTCAGCCACGTATCGGTTGCGCCTGGACCCTGATTGTAAGCGGCAAGAGCGACAGGAAGATTCCCGTTATATTTTTGGAGAAGAGCGTTCATGTAATCCTGCCCGACCCTGTTGTATTCAGCGGAAATAGCCTGCTGGTTACCAGAAGCAAGAATCTTCGGATCTGCCGGGCGGACGCCAAATCCGGGATTAGCAGCAGTATTCGGCATAACCTGCATCGCATACCTGGCGCCCTGTGACGAGGTAACCGGCTGCCCATTTACAGAAAAATCTTTATTCCCGCTTTCAACTTGCCGCTGAGACTGATTAAGATTGCTGTTGTTCTGTCCAGGCTGATTCTGCATAAGCCTGATATGGCCGGTTTCCGGTTTATCCGGGACCTGGGTACTGTCAATAAGTCCCTTATTCTTCGTGGTCGCCGGAGTATCCTGGACATATTCAAGGGACGGCATCCCGATTTGAGCGGCCATCTGGTTACGTTCAGCGAGGATATCTTTACCCTTCTGAATCTGTCCCGCTGAAATAGCGGTGTCAGCCTGGTCCCTGAGATCGTTGACGCTTTTTATCTGCTCTGACGTCGGCCTGCCGCCATTTGCCCCTCCTCCACTCTGTTGCTGTTGGAGTGCCTTTGCAATCTCAATTTCAGACATGCCAGCCGCGCGCATCTGCTCCGCAGACTGGCCCTTCCAGCCACCGCTGTATCGATTATCCATCCAGTTTCCGGTCTGAATATTCTTGAACGTCTCAGAATTCAGATGTTGGATATTCGCCGCATTCATGGCCTGCTGCATTTGGATATTGAGAATCGAGCCAGAGGGAGGCCCGTCCGGAGTCAGGTCAGAAGGCAAGAGAGGAGACCCGTCTGACTTCATACCGATAGGAGTATAGTCAAGATTGGTCTGCGCTCCATACGCCTGCGGGCTCTGAACATCCCCTTTCTGGTCCGCTGTCATATTGCTGTAATCAGACCGCGTAATGGGGATGCCATTATTGTCAACGCCTACTGTCTGCGCGCTCAGATTCTGCTGAGCATTCTGGGCCGACAGAGCCGACGCATTCTGCGCCTGCAAGGTAGATGAAAGCTGAACAAGGTTTTGCTGTGCCTGATTCCTGGAATTTTCCAGCATCATCTGAAAGTTTTGCTGGTTCTGGGTGGTGATTGCCGCCCCTTCAGCCGAAGCGCCACCTTCAGCCGCACCGGCCAATGCCTGCGTGAGTAGTCCCATTATTGCTGTGCTCCTTGTTGCGCTCCCGGTTGTTGGCTTGGTTGCTGCCGACTGAGACCTTTCTGATATGCTACAGCTGTAGCCTGAATCCTTTGTGCCGATTCCTGTGCTTGCTGCCGCATCTTTGGGCTTACCTGGGCTGCAGCCGCCTCGCTCTGCTGTTGGAGCTTGGCCGGGTTGATTCTGCCAGCCGCGACCTCAGCCTTGATGTAATCCTGAACCATGACACTGAAAGCCAGATTCTGTTGATCAGGGGTAAGATGCGCGATACCTGCCGCACTCATCACCTTGAGCAGTTCCGCGAGAAGGTCATGGGCTCCGTACAGCTTCACGGCATCGGCAATCTCAACCCCCTTTGCCCTGGACGCGCAATCCAATTTCTGCACAATAATAAGCAACGTGTTCGCCAGGGCAGATACAGGGTCTCCGTGTTTTAACATCGTGACAATACTTGCTCTGGTCTGAGGGGAAGAGATAATATCAAGCCCCTTGCTGACGTACATCATAAGGTCCTGCTTCATTCCCTGCTGGCTCGGATGGACAGGAGGAAGAGGCTGCCGCGCCGGAGTAGGAGCCTGCTGCCCTGTTGCTGCCGGGGCAGGCGAAGGAGGAAGACCGCCAGCCGGGACCACTCCACCGCCTTTCGAAACTGGCATGGGTGGCGCTTGGGCTGGAGCGCCAGGCGTGGACGGCAAAGGACCGCCGAGCCCGACGTTCTGAGGATTACCGCTTACACTTCCTATTAATCCGCTCATGATGCTGCTCCTGGAGATGCTATGGTTCCTGTGGGCGACGTTGTGGGGGCTGTGTTGAGGTTCTTGTAAACAGATCCCATAAGTTCAGGGTTTGCAGCCGTAGCGTCAAGCTGAGCCGTATCGACGTAATTCTTTCCCTGGATGTTTGCCTGTGCCGGTGCAACACCTGTAGGCGTCACAACCTTCTGGGCGGCATTCCATTTATTTTGTGTCTGTGTGGCGTCTGCTGCCGCAACTCCCTTTGCAAGCCCGGTCACAAGCCCGAATGCTCCCTGGACCGCTGCTGAGCCCATCGACTGGCCAAGGTTGATACCGCCAGCGCTTGAAGAGCCGCCAGAATTTGGAGAATTAACCGCGCCACCTGATGTTGCCATGGGGGAAGTTGTGTCTGTGCCTATTGGGGAATTCAGATTTGCTATAAGCCCGGAGTTTCCGGAGTTCGCCGCATCTGTCGAGGCTGAGGTGAAATCGCTTCCGCCTATGGTTGTTGTGGCAGGATTTGAAATCCCTGTGTCAGTAACTGACCCCAAGTTTACCGGGGCGTCGATGGTGTTTTGAAGGGTGCTTGCCGTCGAACTATCCAGGCCTTCCGCTGTCAATGTTGCGGAGCCAGTAGCCCCCGCTGTACCACCAATAGCAGCACTCGCAGCACTCACCCCTCCACCTATGCCAGCGGTAACGCCTCCAATCAGACCGCCGCTTTCAATCCCTTGCATGATATTGCCGCCGGTGACCGCTGACTTTACCCCGCCTACTACCGCGCCGACTACAGCACCCATTGCAACGTCGCCCACTATCTCAGCTGCGGCACCGGTGATACCTATAGCACCTGCCGCCGTTGCCGCTCCTGCACCAATCGCAGCCAAACCTTCCCCTATCGCTGCCGCTGCTGTCCATCCCATATCAAAGCCTCTCGTATTCGAAAATCATCGGGTAACCCCCGAGACGGTCTACCATCTCAAATGTCTTGTCTCTGTGCGCGTCGGTCTCGCCGGGAGTATGCCGCATATACAGCATGATCCGGTTGACTCCGTAACGGTCCAGCATCTCAACTGTCCGGTATATCTGTCTGTCCGTGACGCCTTTATTCAAAATCGTATTCCGGTATTGTTCATCCCCTGACTCGATCCCCATGGCGCACGTATGCAAGCCGTTGGCAATCAACATGATCAAGTGAGCCGGGTTAATGTCCGCCCGGATGAAAGAAAGAAACGGGATAGAATTTCCCCGTAATTGTTCCCGCCATTCCTTTGTGTAATACGGCAAGGTCTCGTCCGTGAAATACCAAAGATCCGGATGATATCTTTTTGATAGCTCGGAAAGGTCGGCCCGGATGTTGGTCTTTACCCTGACGGCCTGCGGAAGGTTTTTGACCTCGCAGAAGCTGCAATGATGAGGACATCCCCGACTATGCGAGTACGGAATGAGTTTTTTTCCTGCAAGAAATGGTATCCCGCGGCCAAACTCGTATCCCGTCACGCCGGTGTAATCCGGAAGCGGGTTTATATCCGTGTCAAGCAGGACATTATCAAAGACGGACGTGTCACCTTCGAGGAAAAAATCAACAATACGTTCGCCCTCTCCGCGGCAGACATTGTTGAACCCTTCGATGATTCCGCCCTTCCTGGCATATACGCCGCCAGCTCCTTTAGGAACGGTAATACCTCGGCAGATGTCTTGAGCGGCCCGGTAATCGTGGACGGTGACAAAGCTGACACACACATAGTCAAATCCTTCCCCGGTGAAGCCGGGATACAAAGGGAATAGCTCAGTTTCAATGACTGCGTTCTTGCAAAGCTGAGAGAGCACAGCAGCGCCGTGATTCCAGTTGATTGCCAGCGGGAAATAGGTGAAGGCTACTTTCATGGTTTGATCAACTTTATCAGCCGATGGATAATGGAATGTTCGTGACCCATCGATATATCGGAATACTCACCCCCAGAAGTGGATATAGTCCACGCGAAGTCGGCAAGGAGAAGATGCAAAACCTCATGGATAGCAAGTTTAACGGGATCCCTCTCAAGCGCATAGTCTGATTCAACTTGCAGGGTTAACCGAAAAAAAGCGTTACGACTAACTGGATTGGTGGAAACTTGAGCGATACTCTTATCCCCTATCTGCTCATGGCGAATCTCAACACCCCAGCCAGTTATTCCAAAGTCAATTATCCATTTTTCAACGGTGTCCTTGAATAAGGCAAAGTCTTTATCCGTGAATACGTGAGTCTGCATTCAATCCTCTTTTTCAGGTTTGCAATGTCCATAAACAACCATGTCGCCACCCTGGCCGTCGCAGTTTTTCAAGACGCCCTCTTTCTGTACGCCCAACATTCCGATGAAACGGATTGCCGCTTTATTTTTTGCAGCCTCAAAGCCGATAATCTTGATTGCGCCGGTATTCTCAAAGATCCAGGTGAAGGAGTCCTTCAACGTCTTTATCGCCAGCTTTCCGCGAAACTCAGGAAGCACGGCGATATGAACGTGCATGATATTCTCATTATAGGGAACGAAGATATGAACGGTCCCATTGTTCGGCATCAGCACATGAATGTCTGGACGATTCAAAGCCGCATACGCGCTTACCCCCGGCTCTTTGCACTCTCGGCCATTGACCGGGATAAACACAGAATCGTGGTCCAGGACGTTGCTGACGATCATAATGTCTTCCATCGTGCACCTTTTCATCAGTCTGACGCTGCCGTTGCCGCGCCGGTATCGCCCCAATCAACCGTGTAGCCGTAGACATTGCTGATTGATGTCAACTGAGCCTGATAGGTGGCCTGCAGTCCAGCGAGGGCCGTAGCCTTCGCCGCCGCGTCCATCTGAGCGTCTGGCTGAGTCTGGATAGCTTCGTATGCCGATTGATAGGCGGTCATCACCGGAGAGACGGCATTGATATAAGCGCTCTGGCTGGCCGCATTGATCTGATCAAGGGAGACATTCACGCCCATCTGGGTAAGCTGTGTTTGGAGCGCCGCCGTAGCAGCCTGAGCCTGAGCCGCTGTCTGCTGAGTGATACCGCCTTCCTGTTCCTGAAGTGTCGCCGAATTGTAAAGAGCCTGGGCAGAGGCAGCTGTCTGAACCTGAGCCGCATACTGGGTTTCCGTTTCGGTCTGGTTGGCATTCTGTGCAGACAACTGCAGGGCCGCGTTGGTTGACGCGTCTTGCGCTGCAATCGGGGTTGCCGCACTGATAGCCGCCGTCTCGGCAGCACCCGCGTCGATGCTGGAATTGATCAAGCCGCGGTCATTGGCGGTCTGGGTGCCGGAAGCCCTTGCGCTCTGAATATATGGAGAGGAAGAACTCAAGAGAGAGTTAAGCTGCCCTGCCACTGTCGAAGCGCTTGAAGGAGTGGTTGCCGTGTTGGTCGGAGGCGTAGCCGAACTTATAAGGCTGCTAAATTGATTGGCAGACGCCGCGTCATTCGTCGCTGAGGTCCCGGCCTGCGTCGCGTTGGTCGGGATGGTAGTTGCATTGGCCGGCGCATCTTCCCCCGGAAAAGCCGTAGTGGACGAAACCGCCCCGGCCGCCGTCGGGTCTGTCGACGTGGTCGGATCCGTCGCGACAGAAGCCGCGGAATTCGGGTCAGTCGTTATCGATGCCGGGGTTAGAACGGTGGCTGCAGGACTTGACATATTACCTCATCACCCGTCGGGGCGTAAAATGAATCATAATGGAGTTGATTGTAAACGCCGGGACGTAAGCCGAGGATCCAGAGAAGGCCATGGCCACATTTTCCGCCGTCCCCTCCATATCAACCCGGAACGGAGAGTTGCCGGTCGTGTCATAGAAGAAGTTGTCCCAGGTGAAGGCGTCCCAGTTGGAGTTCGAAAGGTACATCGTGTAATCAGTTGTCGAGGCCTGCATGTATTCCTGCGAGGAATATCCGAGCGAGTAGCCGACCTGCAGGTCAACATACGAAGCAGATTGCGTCATTATCTCGACGGATGCCCTTCTGAACCGCTTCACAACCTGCGGAGATTTTTCCGAGGTGTAGTTCATGACCAGCTGATAATTGATATTGGCACCGTCAAACGAGGTCCCTTTATCCAGCTGCATGACAAAACCGTTCGATGTCCCGAAATAGGTCACTTCCCGACCACTCGGGGTCCTGCCTTCGTAGCAACACTGAACGACGTCCGGGAAATAGACCGGCATGCAGCCAACCGTCTTGCCATTGACCACTGTGATATACAGGCCGTATCCGTTGGAAAAGAAAATCCTGTATTGGCTCTTGTCTCTATTCAGGGCCGCATATGTAGCGAGATTCAGATTCGCATAGATGAACGGTAAAATATTGCTGGTGATTGAATCCTGGCTGAAGTTGCCGTACTGAATGGCCGACTGAATGACAATAACGCCAGCATCATCAAAGGCAAAAGTCTGGGCCATATTCCGGGCCGTGAAGGCGTTTGCTCCGTTGCCGGTGTTGTAGCTGACCATCGACCATGTTGCATTCGAGGCTCCATACAGAATGTAGGTGTTGAACCGGCTAAAGATGCCGAGGGTGAATATCGTGCCCTGATATGTCACGGCGCCAGGCATTGAGACCATAGCCGTGATTACCTGCCCGACTGCAGCCTCACCACCTCCATCAATGGCTGTGAAATCGTAAGGCGCACCGGGAGCCGACCAGAAATAGGACGACTGAATCGAGAGAAACAGGTATTCCCGGTGGACGCACAAGTGGCTTGGTGTCTCAGGGGCTGCCCCTGTGAATATCGGGACCAGTGTTGTTCCGTCAAACTCAAAGGCCGGGTTGACGCCATCGACTCCATAAATCCGTTCCGTGACCGCCTGGCCAAAGAAGTTGGTGTCTGCAAACTCAAACTTGCCGCCGGGCAGCATGCCGATTTGCGTCTGCGGTCCAGAAAGAGTGAAGGCGATTGTCTGGACAAGGGTAACGGCTGCATTTGCGACAGAAGCCTGAAGGAGGCCGTTGGCTATTGTAATTGTTCCGGGGCCAAGTTGCCCGTTGCCCGGTCCGGTAATCCCGTTAATAACCGAGTAAATATTCGGGTCACCGGAGAAGGAGACGTTTCCGCCGGCAAGGATTGTGCCGGATCCAGCGACCAGCGGAATCTGCGTGGTCCCGATGGGCATAGACACGGCTGGCATTTTATAGCCTGAGCCGGTGCCAGACGAAAGACCCGTCGTGGTTGCGTTACCAGCCGAGAAGTTGCCGCCGGACAGATTGGTGATGATAAATTGACCAAAGGCCGAGCCTGCCCAAACGCCGCCGCACCAGGCGACGCGCATGATGGTAGCGGAAACGCTTCCCTGAACAAGAGTATCGCCAGCGACCGGCTGCAAGGAGCCAGCGGTAAAACTTACAGACTGGAAGTACGGGACCAGCACCCAGCCGGTAGCCGACGACTTATAAAGACACGCCGCCGTGCCTGCTGAGTTATTCCTGAAGGCGTAAACCGTCCCGAGGTAACAGAAGACACCCAGAATACTCCCGGAACCAGGGACGGCAGAAATAGCGTTCCGGTATATCGTGGCGCAGGAGTTTTGAAAGATTGCCTGTTCAAGCGGACTGTTCGGTCCGGCGACGAGATTATTCACCACGCCGACAGACACGCCGCCAGATGTCAACACGTCGCCCAGGACAAACGTGCCGGTAATCTCTGCCACGCCAACCTCAAGCCCGTTCAGGTACGAGATTGTCGCGGTTGCGCCGCTCGTTCCACCCGTTACTGTGGCGCCCACAACGGGAACATTCAGAACGATAGTGACACCGAGAATCTGCCCGGTCAGAGATCCAGTGGTAGGAGACGTATGACCGTCGAAACGCTCATACCCGACTATCCGGGAGTATCCGCCGGTGACGCCGCATTCAAAGTTTATCCCTTCGCGGACAAAGCCATTTTTCAGGCTGATCGTAGGCGTTACCAGATCCAGGCCGCCAGTACAAAGCACAGCGTCAAACTGCACCTTTGGCACTGACACTTTTGCCTGTCTTACTTGCGCAGACCTGCTCATATAAGAGAACCGCCCATTTCAATATTAGGCGTTTGCGCGAACTCCATCTTGTTGATGATCTCGTTATAAAGCGTCTGATACTCCGCGATTACTTCCCCTGCTGCCTCATAGGCGCCGTATTTCATCATTGCCCGATAGACGATAGATTGATGAAACCGGGCAGCGCACAAGGGAATGTCAGCATCCAGAGCGAACACTTGCGGATTCTGGAAGTACTCACCGTTCACCACATAGACGTCATTCGGGGGAAGCCCAAGGCAGAGATTGTCTTGCGGGTCCATGCAAATGACTGTAGGGAAGGCATACGTCACAGTTCTGGCGCCAAGCAGGAAGTAGTTGTAGAAAGCCTCGTAGTCGGAATCCTCAAGCGGGACCTGAGTTTCAATCCCGGCCGCCTGCAGATAAATACGGAAAGAATCCATCTTCCATATTGAGTAATTGGTGGCTCCAACTGTTGCCGGACTATATCTCTGCGTCTCTGCGACGGTGTTGAACTGGACAGGATTTCTAAGCCAGTTCCAGTCTTCCCGGTGGCGCTGTATCTCACTCCATGCGATATTCACCCAGGAGCAGATACGCGCAAACTCCCCTGTTACTCCTATCGTGGTGGTCGGATAGACGCCAGGCACACAGCCGGGAATTCCGGCAAGCTGCCCGACGGTCTGGCATAGAGAAAGATAATTCATTCAGCGCGCTCCTTAGATTGCCTCAGCAAGACGGCGGGTAAGCCATTCTTTTCCTTTCGGGTTGTCGTCGCGAAGGACGGCGAACGGATACTTAAAGGCTGACTTCTGGACGATCTTAAAGGCACGTTCGCCTTTGGGATTCAGATACTCAGGGGTGGTGACAGATGCGTTTTTCACACAGAGCCCGTCCACAAACTTTCGTTTTGCAAGGGTGGGCTGACCGCGGAAAAAGTAGGCGAAGACTCCGTTTACGCCGACGCTGATTGGATTCTCTGCGTTCTCGTCCGTGCTTTCATGCACCTGGACAGCGATAACCTCTTCCATGAAAGCCAAGGCTTCAAGGTGGGTATCAATAAGCGGGGCATCGAGTGCGTCAACATACTGACCGTCGGCCTTAATGGTGCCATCACTGAGGATCTTGTCGGAAGGATTGCCGAGTGCAAGATCACTGGTCTCAACTGGTTTTCTGCGTTGTTGCTCTGCCATGGTGTTTTCTCCGTAAAAAAGAAAAGGCCCTTCCCGTGAAGGAAGAGCCTTTTTGAATAGGTGCTTATTGAATCAGTCTTATACGATCTGCGGACGGTTCGGCAGTGTACAGATAGGCTGATAGGTGATGGTAAATGAGGTTGCCGCTGTGGTGTGACCGCCGGTTGCGGTTGTGCCGCTGGTTCCGAAGACAAACGGGGTGCCTGCCGTATAGTCAGTTCCCACACGAAGCAGGGCATAACCAATCGGCACAAAACCGTCGAGGATTTCCGGAAATTCAGGGATATCAACGAACGGACCGGGTGTGAAGGCGGCAGCATTAAGAGGGACAGGCACAGTCTCACCGAGACAATACTGCAGTGTCGAGGAGTTGGCGCTTGTGGTACCAAATACAATTACAGTACCAAAACCAGGCATGATGCCTTTCGGTGCAATGCCGGTATTGTAATCGGTGGCGGCCGGCTGCACATTTGTAATGGTCGGCATGGTTTGGACCTTCCCGTCTATCGCAACCGGGATTGCAGTAGTGCAGGTCAGTGTGGTAGTGGTGCCTGCAGCGATACCGCAGTTACCGAGCGCCATGTTGACGCCTGTCATATCAATAGCATTCATTGTGTTGTGCTCCTTGTGTGAAAGGGATAAAGAAAAACCCCTTTTCTTGATTTTAGAACAATGCGGTCGGGTCGAAGCAGCTGCAGGGAGGGCTGATATACTGGGTGTTGGCAGTCGTCAGCACCGTCGCACTATCAAGCGCTGTCGTGCCGCCAACGAAGGTCTGAGAACCCTGAGTGTTCAGGAGCACAAATCCAATCCACGCCTGTTTCTCTGGGATCTTTGGGAAGATGACGCCGCCGACGGTCCCGGCCTCGTAACCCATCAGGGTTGTGATGTTTCCGTACTTATCGATAAACCATGAATAGACGTTCCAAGCCCCCGATGTGTACCAAGGGTTTGCGGCATTTGCGTTTATCGATCCGACAAGAGCGGGAAGGTTTCCAGCCGCTATCTGAATCATTTTTCCCTGCACAGCGGCCAAACAGGCAGCTGAAATTTTAGCCAACGGAGAGGAAGCGGCGGAAATAGCCAAGGTGGCAGCGCCGAGAGTCTGACAAGATGTCCTGTCGTACAGGCCTTTCACCGCGTTTATAATGGCGTTTGCGGTGATCCTGTCAGAAATCATATTCGTATTTCTTTCAAGCGTTTCCATAATAACATTACTCCTTTGCAAGAGGGGCCGGTCAAGACCCCTCTATTGATTAATCCTGAAGTACAGATGCGCCGACTTCAGCGATTGCACACCACATAGGATTCAGGAGTACGGCTGCGAAGTAGGTGGAAGCTCCGCAGTATCCGCGCTGTCCGGTCGGGTCCTGCTTGTCGATCTGGCCCGGCTTAAGGTCGTAGACCTCAATGGACTTGGAGCCGCGCAGAGCGATATCACCCCATGCGTTCCGACCACACACGACAACCTGGTAGGTATCGATGTAAGAGCCGGATGTGGAGATGTATCCGAGCGCTCCGACGGCGGCGCCGGAATCCTGAATGCAAACAAGCTCAGGGCTGGCGATAATCCGGAACTCCTCAACCGACCCGAACTCATACGGAGAGACAGGCTTCATGCTTCCATATTTGGAAGTCGGGACAAATCCGGGAATATCCCGAACGTCCGGCTTCAGGTCGGTGTGGATGAACACGAAGAAACTGGCCTCAATCGGTGAAGTTCCGAACTGAGTGGAAGGCTTCAGGATCTCAACCACCTTGTCAGTGTGCTGAAGATCCAGGGCCTTGACCATTTTCCGCATGAGTTTAATGGTCAACTTGCCGTTGACGGTTGCCCGAGTAGTGCCGTTGCCGCCGTAGAAATGGTTGGTGCCTGCTTTCAACACGCCATAGCGAACCATCTCGCGGACAAGAGCAAGACGTTCGCCGGTCTGCAGTTTCATCGCGCCCGGGACATCATCCTCGTACAGGTCTGCGGTCCGCTTGGTGTAACCAAAGAGAACGGCATACTCGTTAAGGGTGACGGTGATATCCTGGGGAGTCAGCGCTTCGGCGTTGGGCGTGATACCCTCAGACGTCAGATACTGTTGTGCAACTGCCTGTGCCCGATCAACGCCAGAGTTGACGGTCGGGAAGAACGTATTGGGGCTTGCTGCCGTGCCGTTCAGCGGCAACCACCGACGGAAAACTACGGTGTCTGACTGATTTTTCGGCATGGGCTTTGTCTCAGCGACAAGACCCAGCACTTCGCGGGGAATCGCATGCTTGAGGATTTCGCCCTTCATTTTCCCGATCCGCGCGGCCGGGGTCTGCATCGATTGTAAGGCCATGGTGTACTCCTATAATTTTAGCCGCTGAATGCTTTTTCCATCGCGGCTTCTTCGTCTGTTAAATGGCTAGGCGTCAATCCGACTGCTTTGGAGACTCCCTTCGGCGTCAATGCGCCTTCCAGCCGTTTCTTGAGCTCCATCTTCTTGGCCTGCTTGGCCTTAAAGGCGTCGCTTTGGGTGACCCTGAACTTCTTGAACTCGGTCAGCTTTCTAGAGACCAGGTCAGCATTCCATGTGGTATTCAAGGCTTGCTGCTCCTGGGGAGGAAGTTTTGCCATCCATCCCTTAAACTCGGGAGTGACGACAACCTGCTCCCAGTCGCTATGATCCCGAGTCAGGAGCCGCCGTTCGAGCTTCTGAGTGGTCTCAGCCTCGACAGCCTTCCTGATATCGTCAGTTGACAGGGTGTGCTGTTGCTGTGCTGCTGGCTTGATGGTGGTATCAGCTGTTACGTCGTCGGCTCCGTCGAAAAGCATTTCTGCAAGTTCGGGGAAATCCGCAGCCAGACGGGTTTTAGCTGTTGGGCTGATTCTTGCCCCTACAGCCTTCATCTGCTCGATGCGCTGCTGTAACTCTCCAATCTTGCCAAAAGCCTTGTCGTGGACCTTAGACGCTGCTGCTGCTGCCAATGATTCAGCAAGCTGCTGAACCTCGGCCCGGGACATCGGCTTATCTTGTTCAGCCGCCAGAGCTACAGCCGCATCGGCCTGCGCTTTGGCTATACGTGCTGCTTCCTGCTCTGCGGTTTCCTGGTTGGCGTTCTGCTGGGCTGCATCCGGCGTGTTACCGTCGGGAATGACTGCCGCTACTTCCTCACCGTTGAAACCTGCGTCAAAAGCCGCCTCTTCAATCGCTATGTCCTCGTCATGCCTTGCCTGCTCTAATGCGTCCATGTTGCTTACTCCTTGTTGTGCGCGATGCGGCCTATTGGTCGTATCTGGTTAAGTCGAGTGGTGACTCGGCCTGTAAAAGCTCTTTTATAAATTCGATCTTGCCCCTGACCCTGGCTGTTTCATCCGGCCCGAGCCATCCGTCGTTCTTCTCACGCAAGGACGCGAGACGGTCTTTCAAATGGGCGGAAATCTTCAGCCATAAAGGGGAATCCCGCTCTATCGCTGAGAGGGAGAATTCTGGTGGACCTTGAATTATCAGCATTGCTTTTATCGTCCAAACGCCTGCCCATTCGGCGCCCGACCGGATACCGGCACGGAGGCCAGAACCTTGTCATCTTCCAGTTGGGTCATATGCTTGTGAGTGTCTTGCCTGAGCGCGGAGAAATGCTTCTCTGAATCCTGGGCCAATGCGGAGGCATGCTTTGTTGCTTCCAGTTCCAGGTTGTCCTGATGCTGCTGAGCGTCCAGTTGGATATCTTCAGTGTGATGCTGGGCGTCGAGGTTCATTGAGGCGAAACTCAACTCCTTCTGAACTCCCAACTCCTGGGACTTCATAGCCAGCTGGGCCTTTAATTTTTCCAGGGTGATATTGTGCGTGTTCGCGTAGAGAAGGATCTGCAGCCGTTCATTCAGCTGCATCTCTTGCATCTTCTGTTGATAGTCGGCGGTGTCGCGCTGCTGGACGGCTCTTTGCGCCTCAGCATCCAAGGACTGCTTGACGTTTATTCCATGCGTTGCGGTGGCGGCCGTAATTTGGGATCTGAAATGAGCAACCTCGGCTTCCAACTGGGCAATCTTCTCGTCAGATTCAATTTTCGCCTGCGCGATAGCCTGCGCCGACTGGGCGTTGATCTGGGCCACCTGGACATTCGGAGCGACAGCCGGTTGTGCATGCTGCTGCTTCTCGATATCCGCCTCAGAGTATTGAAACTTGTCCGGAGACATCCTTTTGATTTTCAGGAGCTCCGTCATGGTTTTTTTCGGATCCAGACCGTAAATCGGATTGCCCGACGCCTGAAGAAGCTGTTGCGTCTCCATAGCCTGAATCTCACGCTCTACCAGGGCAGACGATCCGACGGCCTCAATGACCAGGTCGGCCTTTTCGTCATCCTCTCCGTATTGAAGAAGCCACGCGTAATAGCGTTTGATATGCGGCTCGGTGATACGCTCATCGAAGGTCCGGGCCATCCGACGCAGGACTGCACTTGCATTGCGATTAAGAAGCTCCATGCCGCCGACTGTATCAGGTGCAGAGCCTTGCTGGCCTTGCATGAGATACGCCATGGACGTGGCGTCTTCCATCATCTTGTAGGATAACTGGATATTCGCAGCCAGCTCCTGTTGAACGCTCGGGATGTTAACCGCCATGATAGCGTCCCCAACAGACCGGGTATCTGCTTGCTCGGTTGAAATCCAGACCTTACGACTCTTCAGCGTCCAGTCTCCATCCGCCGGCCGGATTGCAGACGGCCGGATGATCAGCATAGGGCCAGACGAAAGACCGCCGTTATCCATCAGCGCACGGGCAGAAGCGTTCAGCATGTCTTGAGGCACACGGCCCTTGCGTGAGATCCCTTGACCGTAAGGGCTGCCAGACATCGCCTGCCATGGTATCATGTCATATGGAAATCCGCCGGTATCGAGAGGATTCAAAAACGCTTTGATAGGAGTGTCGTTGACGATCGTTACAATCGCAGGAACAGTCTCGTCTTTTTCGGAAGAGACAGCGGAAGGCTCACCCGCATCGAAAGCCTGCAGCGCGTCAATATCGACATTGCCGTAGAAGTACCAGACCTCAAACCGGTCATCGTCGGACGTCTCGCCTTCTGGATCCCGCTCGCCGTCGGTTATAAACTTCATGCCCGGTCCCTCATCGAGGACCTTGTCGATCATCTCGTCCAGGTAACCCGGCATTCCCTTAAATTCGCGCAGCTGCTTGGCGGTTATCAGGTCATGCTCAATGACATAGTTGCCGTTGTGGATATTGTCGCCACACGCAGGGTCTGGGTAAAAATCCCAAGGATCAATACGTTTTGAGCCGGGAGAAATACGCTCTTCGTAGGTGACTTCCTTCTCGCCGGTCTGCGGATTGGTCTTGATCATCAAAGCCTTGGTCTTAATCGGGACTGGACCTTTAAGGACGCCAGTACCAAGACGTACGCAATCCTCTATCGTCTTGCGAACCTCAGCATGATATGAGCAGGCAACCAGCCAGTCTTTGATGCGGGTTTCGGCCTTCTCGGTCGTCGCTTCAATGGCTTCAACCTTTGCCTTGGCTGGATCTTCAGGAGGGGGCGGCGGCGGTGCAGCCGGTTGCTGAGGGGCAGGAGATTGACCGGCGGCGGCTGGTGTGGCAGCGCTGGAACCGATCAGCCCAGGAGGTGGCGCTTGAGCGGGGTTTGCCTCGGGTGCAGGTGCTGGCTGAGCAGCTGGCGCAGGAGCAGCAGCGGCATCCGTTGGAGCGCTTTGTGTCGGGTCGACCGGCTCGTTTGGATTGTTCGGCGTACTGCCAGGAATATCTGAGCTGTCATCATCGACCGGCGTAGGCCTGATCGTAAAATTCCAATCACCGGCCGGCAGAAGAATATCGCCCATCCTGGACGACGCACTGTCGCAGAATTGCCCTGTGATATTAAAGAAGGCAGAGCAGCGAGAACTATCGGCCTTTGTCTCACGGCTGATTCCGCCATTGACGCCAGCGCCTTTCAGCCACGCTGAGTTTGTCCGGTTGGCATCATCAATGCCGAGGTAGTATTCATCATCTTCCTGCCAAACTTCTTCAATCCCGCACTCACGACGGCCAGTGATAGCCTCTTCGCGTTTACGGATTACTTCCTTCCCCAGGGCGTCAATACGTGCAAGGCGGTTCAGTCTCAGGGTTTCAACGAGTTCTTTTATCTCGTCGGGCAAATCACTCCCTTGCTCGTCAACGCCTGTATCGTCGTCGAACTGGTCGAACTTGCCAATACTGAATGACTTATCCATTGATTCCCCTGAAAATAGAAAACCCCGCCATCAGCCGATAAAGGCCAACGCGGGGTTTGAATTTGTTTTAACGGGTGAAACTTGCTGCTGGGTTAAACTGTCACTTCTACCTTATCGGTATTCGGAACAACCTCGATAAGCTGCATAGCCATCTGTCTTTTAAGTATTTCATTGAGAGTGGTGATATGCTCAACAAGTTCGTCTCGTCTTTTCTCCGCAGCGTCAGCGGCAAACTGACACGCTTCTTTTGTGGCTCTCAGCCTGTCGACATCACGTTGTAAATCCGCGACTGTCTTTTCCAGAAACTCAACCTTTGAGGCAAGCTGTTTATGTTTTTCCTGCTGGGCGAGAAAATCGGTCATTATGCTACCCTGCTTGGCTGGTTTCGGAGAAGTAGGAGGTTGACAGTGACAGACGCGCCAGTTCCATCAACCGACAACCGCGGCCTGATGTAATAGGTAGACTCCAAAATGGCAGATATTCCGTTTGCTGTCAGCGCAATAGCGGTCCCTTGGAAGTTATGCAGCTGTTCAAAATCAACCGGGTTTGGAGCAGTGAGGTCGTTTGACCCTTCCATTATTGCAGTGGCACCACCCCATGTCCCCCACATATGAACCGACCTCTCAGACCATTCCGGCATCCTGGCAGGCATCGCTGTGTCGTTTGTGCTTGTCAACGTCCAGGAGTAGACGATTGCGGATCCGTCTTGAAGCTCTGATACGTCGTAAGGGATGAGTGAATTCTGCGGAGTTCCTGTCATATTTCTACCACCTGTATGATATCAATGTGATATTGAGTTGTGAGTTTCTTACCGCCTAGACAGCTGGATAGCCGACCGGTTCATTCCCTTCTCGGGATGAAGGATTGCGCTTTCAGTTTTAACAACCTCCTGGCCATACCTGACGCCATCGAGGAAGGAGTCAAAGGCAATGGCAAGCACGATAGCCTCGATCTTCTCGGGCAATCCTTCCGGAAAATGCTCTTTCACATAGGCTGCCAGCCAGGCCGAGACTTCTTCTTTCAGCTGTTTATCTGTCATTTGTCCCTCTTGATTCTTTTGGAGAACTCCTCGTCGAACTCTTTATCGATCTGCCGCTTTGCCCGAGCTACCAGCATGTCACGGACAACAGGGCCAAGAACAAGGCCGAAGAAGAAAGCTGCAACGGAAGCCATGATGGTTGTCATATCAGTACCCCATACCTCGAACACTTGGCGTGAACACAGCGGACTCGAAATCGAAACTCTCGCTGTCTCTCTTTGACTTTGCAAACCTCAACATCATCATGCCATACCGAGATGCTGATAGAAGGTCGTCAAACTCTTTAACAACCTTTCCTTCCTTGCGATGATAAAGCCTGAACTCATCAAACCAGTCGACCAAATGCGAGAAAACCTTCCAGCGTCCTGTCTGCATCCGGTCAAGCATCTCAGCAAGACCAGCTTCAACACCATTTCCACCTTGACCTTCTATCTGGTCACCGTGCGGCGGATGCGTTGCCTTTTGCGGCAGCATCTTCAATCCCTGTTTCCTGTACTGGAAGGCCAGTTCTTCGCCAGATCCCTTGTCGTGTTGCAAACCGTCATGCGGCCACGCCCACGGAAGGTTTTTACCCCATGGCTTCACGGCAGCTGCATGGGCAACAGTAGGCGACAATCCAAGGATAGAGATATCAGATCCTTTCTTTTTGTAGGCCGCGACGACATAAACAATGTCAGAGTCACGATCCCATGCCAAATGTGCCGCGGCTGTAGGATGGTCGTAACCGAAGTCAAGGCCTCCAATCTCAGCCCAATGATCTGGGATCTTAAACGCCTCGCAAGATATCAGTGATTCAGTAATCGGGAATATCCGGCCAGAACCAAGTGACGGGTAGCCTTTCGTTCGTGCATCCCGTTCATGCTCTGGATAGCTGGCAATAATTCTTGCCCTCTCTTCAGGCGTGTAATGCTCGGCGTCCTCAATGGTCATACAGATATCGATACGATCATCTGTAGGATCAGACATGAAGCGTCGCACAACCTCAGACATGCCGAACAATGGCGTCATGGTAAGGATAACCGGACCCATTGACGTATTCGTCCGGGTTATACCCTCACTGTAGACATCCGGAGGCGGTTCCTCATCGAACCACACGAAGTCCAGGGTATCAGCCTGCCATTTTGTTCTACCCTGATCATACGACGCAAACTGCAATGTACTATTGCCGCCAGACATATGCTTTACGGTGATCGATGCGATAGCGTCGGCGACTCCGGATTTCATCGACCAGCCAACAAGGCAGTCTTTCGGGATCGAACCAGTACCCCATGCCTTTCGGTCTTCTGGGGTGCCTACCAAGAGCCGCTGAACGCCTTTACGGGTAAGCTCGGCGGACTCAGACCCAGCCATTCCGCGTGTCGCATGATCAAATCGCTTACCTTCCCACCAATCCGGATACCGGCCAGTGAGGTGCATTGCAACTTCAGCGGCGCCAGCAAGAGTCTTACCAAGCTGATTACCGGCACGAAATAGACGCTCTCTGTATCTGAGACCCGCAGTATGGAATTCTTTCTGTTTTGCGTATGGATGGTATTGCGCCAGCCAGTTCTCACGCTTACGGCGTTCAATCTCTTCAAGAATCAGAATTTTTTCAATCAGGTCCCGCTTTCTCTGTTCGTCAGACTTTAGGGAGACGGTTGAATCGTTCTTCGAGCTCGGCAATTGACATACCCTCCAGAAGTTCGACCTTCCCTGTTATCTCAAGTTTGTCTTTGAACATGCCCAGGTGCCGGGCGACATTATCCAGGGCCTTGTCTCTATCGAGCAGCAGCACCTTAAGACCGTCCTTGCTCAACTGAACACCGTTGTAAATCTTTCGAGCTGCAGGCGGCAGGTTTCGCGTGTCCTTGACAATGATACGGCCTTTCCCTTCGCCTCCGCATTCAGGACATTCAGGGTTTGCCGTGCGGTTCAGATTAAAATCAATTCCGCCGGCTGAAGAAGGAGGATTTTGCTTCTCTGTCTCAGCCTTTAGGCAAGCCTGTTTGTATTCGTTCGGCGTCCACTGATACTCGTGATCAATGCCCCAGCAGAACCGGCAATTGTTTCGCCGGTATTCGACCAAGTCGTTCACGTCGAGACGGTACAACTCAAGCCATTCTTTCAGGACGAGGTCTTGCGTGATCTCGGTGCGCTCTTCGCGCTTTGCCATTGCTTCCTGAATGGCACTCTGAATTAATGGTTTTCTAAGGTTCTCAGATCCAATCGTAAAAGCCGTCTTTGCACTATACCCAGCTCGAACAGCCGCTTGAGTCGCGTTAAGGTCAACAAGATATTCTGTGACAAACGCCTTCTGTTTACGAGAGAGTCCTTTATTAGCCATAACCTATATCAGCTGCCAGACTGAGAGCCGCCAGAATAGGCAGACTGCATAGCGGAGTCCTCATCATCATCAGACGACCCGGGACCAGAACCCGAAGAGGTCCCGCCATTACCATCACCACTTCCGGCAGGCTGTGAGCCTTCGCCACCCGACGGAGGCATAGACTTGACAACCTCGTTGTAGACAACCTTCAGCGCTGTGATAAAGTGAGCAAGGTCCGGCATAGGAACTGTCTGGGTTCCAGCAGAGTCGTCATCGTCTCCACCACCAGAACTTGAGGCGCCACCACCAGCTTGCGCGGCGACGTCAGAGGACGGACCATCAGATCCGCCAGCAGTGTCAGAGGGTGAGCCGGAAGAAGCGCTGCTGTCGTCACTGGGCTCAGGAGCATTCTGGTCGATGCTCGCAAACAACGACCCGTCTTCCGCGATTACCAGAGCAATCGATACGGCCATTTCATTTCTCCCGGTTTAAATAAAAAAAGGGCCGATAGAAATTAATCTACCGGCCCTTAAATTTTCCCTTTAGGGAATTATCTCAAATGTACCATAATCATACCCCTACTGATTGAAAGTGTCAAGTGGCGCAACTTATACAGTTTTACCCAACACTTACCCCTTTACCACCGCCAAAGGCTTTAACTCAATTTCGATGGATACTAAATCCTTTTGGTTCTCCATAACCGCATGGATGTCCTTATAAGCCCCTGCGGCCTCATCCAGGTCTTTGGGTGTGCGAATACTGTGAATCACTCCCATTTCGTCAAGGCGTTGCTTTTCCACCTTTAAAGACAATTCTCGTTGGGCCTGTTTTCTTCCCATTTTCCTCCCCGCTCCATGAGAGCACGACATAAAACTCTCCGGATTTCCAAGACCACGGACTATGTAACTCGCTGATCCTTGGCTACCAGGGATAATCCCCAATTGTCCCATACCGGCTTTTGTAGCCCCTTTTCGATGCACAAGGACATTCTCCCCAAAATGATGTTCCATGGCGGCATAGTTATGTGCAATATTGATACTTTCATCAAACTCCACTTCGCCCACCACTTCAGCTATGCACTGTTGTACGCGCTCCATCATCAGTTTTCGGCTAGCAAGAGCAAACTCAACGCAATACCTCATCTCCTGTAAGTAGGAATGCCCTTCCTTGGAGTCAAGAGGAAGGAAAGCCAATTCGTGAGACATTGGAACTTCGGAAAACCACTTTCTGTTCAACTCGTTTGCCAGGTGATTGTAATGATTAGCGACTTTATATCCAAGGTTTCGAGAGCCGGAATGGATCATGACCCACACAAAACCATCGCTACCTTTTTGGATTTCGATAAAATGATTGCCGCCACCGAGAGTCCCTAATTGTTTTAGAGCAGCTTGGTATTCTTCCCCAACAATAGGCATTTCTCCGTGATCCCCAAAATCCCTGATATTCGGCATCAGTTTCTCGTCTTGGAGTTTTGATTGGTGAGAAAACCCCACCGGCACATGGCCCCGGATCCCGCCCTTGTTCTCCCGCGAGCCACCCATTATCATTTTCAGAGTTTCTGTTTCGATATTCAGAATTGATGACCGGGCGGCAATCATACCGCAGCCTATATCCACTCCCACCGCATTCGGGACGACAACTCCCCGTGTAGCCATTACACCACCGATAGGCATTCCGTATCCTTGGTGTGCATCCGGCATCAACGCAATATGCTTAAAAATAAAAGGCAAGTTGGCTATATTCTGCGCCTGTTTTAACGCGCCTTCCTCAATATCGTACAGCCACAGTTTTATAGGCTTTTTCTCGGTTGTAATTAACTGTCTCATTTCTGTACTCCTTTTACTTGTTCCTTTCTTTCTCTTTCGCGATCTCGATAAAACAACGAGATTTTATCTCGGCCAGCAGGCACCCAGTTATTCCCCAGTCTATCATCACTCTATTAGCACTCTTGATCATCTGAGTGAGTATGTCGATATCGCTCTTCCGCGCCACCAAAGGATACCGGACAGGATAGCGGCAGTGCGGACAAGGCCCTATGGACGTATGAAATTCCTTTAGGCTCAACGCTTCTGCCGTATCGGAAATCCATGGCAGAATTTCATCATCTTGAATATACATATATCAAACCACCCCTTCCTTCCGGAACAACGGCGCCAGTTTCCGTTCAATATCAAACTCCAATCCCTTCGCCCTTCTCCGGATCCGCCCGATGTCAGTCCTGACCTTATACAGAGTCTCGTCATTCTCCCGCGCAATCGTTCGCTCTGAAGGCGTCCCGTAATCAAGAACATGCTGAATCATCTGGCAGACACAATTTGTCTTTTCCACGCAGAGCAAGCCGCCTTCTACTGAATCCTGGAACCGATTCCTCGCCGGAATCTTCCCGTCCAGGGTAAGGAGGCCATCCTTGTCAATTTCACCCGGCTCCTGGCTATATTTCGCCATGACATACGTGTATTCGTCAGGCGTTAGTACTCGCTGGCAAACATTCCGGATCATGGCGCATTGAGCTTTTATCTCCGACTGGTCAAGCCTCTCCCAGAACACGCTTGACTCTTCCTCTGGCTCTATACCGTATTTTTCCATAGCCTTGTCGATCAGGTGAGCCAGGCAGCTTTTTGCGTACATCTGGACGAATTCCATCAGGTATGCGATCTGCAAAGCATGTTTCACTGACTTGAACATTTTTCTCTCTCCGGCGGCGCTTTCTAACATATTTCTCCTTTTTACTTATTGATAAACTTTTTCAATAACGGTATCATGGTTTTTTAACCATTGCTTCACCTGAAACCCCGGACCGACCGCCTACCGTTTCGGGGTTTTGCTTTTCATGCAGGGTGCAAACCCAATATTTTTGAATATATTCCGGCCAGCACACATTCTCGGACGGGTAAACTTCTTCAAATCTCGCTACAGCAGACAAATACTCAGAGTTGTTAAGTATCTCATCTATTATTTCTCTGTCCGATTTTTTCTTTCTACGACACTGGCGGACTAAACCCCAGGTCAGCCTGGTTACGTATTCGTTGATGTTTCCAACCATTTTCAAAAACCTCGTATTTTGACCTGTATCGTTAAATTTTACCTTCACCCTTCCCCACCTACCGGGATGGATGGTTTCATGCAGCCTTGCCTGTATTCTGGCACAAAGGGATGACATTCGAATCACCCTGCGCATAGAATTTTATCCGGTCCTGCTCGTTTACGGCGTCATCCATCGATAAATCTCCAGCCAGCATCTTTTTGATAATTTCGATATGCCGCAGGTTTCTTGCTACTTCTTCGGGAGTGAGGTCCGCCGTGCGCTCTTCGAGTTGTCCTGAAACCTTTTTCCTTCCTTTCCCCGTCTCACCACGTTCTCTCTCTTTTTTTCTTACGTCTAAAATATCGCTCATTTTAGGAAAAAATTTACAAACTTTACGGGTAGTTCTCACAAACAGTTCAAAATCTTCCTGGCTGATATTCTCGTCAGTAAGATCCTCAAAGAAACCTTCAGCAAGGACAAGTAGCTGCTCGGGACTATATCCTGCTTCCGGGTATCTGAGGGACAGATGGCACAGGACCTGCAATACCGACTGGACAGTCATTCTCTTTTCCATCTGATTGTTCCTTCGTTTGAATTAACATTCTTGCTATCTTGTCTCTGTCGCTTATCTGCTTGTCCCGCACGGAGTTGACTCGTGGGGTATTGGGCGGTTGCCTCCTTCCTCTGTTGCTACTTCCATCCTGAGCCCTTCCCAGCCACGAAGAAATGTGAGTACGAATCCCCTTTATCGTTTTGCGTTTGGTGGGGTTGTCTACGTTCCACTGCCGGCATTTTTTTACTTCCATGAGCACATCGACACCCAGGTACGTTTCTTTCCATTCCTCAATATCAGAACGATATACGGAAAAGGTTTTTTCTTTACCGATGACAGGAAACTTCAAAATTGGCGATTCTGGCTCGTCTGGTGTCGAGGGCGTAAGCGGCTCGGCACAAGAGTCTTTTATGTCTCTGTCTCTGTCTGGTTTATATGCCTCTGCCTCTGTCTCTCCAATACCATCTTGCTTGCAATCTGCTAGCGCGTTGCTATCAGATTGCACAATTTTAATAAATCCAATGGTTTGAAGTTCCTCAACGTCAACCTTAGACGTTGACCCTATTCTTTGAGCAATCCATTTGGGGTCGTTTGGAATTCGGTTTTCCATCTGGCTTGCAAGCAACCAAATCAAGACAAGATGCGCCTTGCTAGCATCTTGCAAGCGTGAAAATTTATAGTCATTCAGGATGTCACGATGAAGTTTAATCCACGGAGGACACCTATCTTTGTAATGCTGCCATTTCTCGAAATTCGGAATCGTTATAAAGGTTTCACTTTCCATAGATTTCCTTTTGATACAAACTGACATCCCGCCCTTTATTGTACGGACATCCCTCGCAAATCTCGGCAAATTGAACCAGGTCGCACCAGCCAACCGGCATCTTTTCCCCGCGCTGCATCTTGCAAGGGACGTCCTGTCTATCTCCGCTCATTTCTTGTTATTCAGTGACGCCATTAGTGATTCCGGCACGTAATCATGAGAATCAATACAAGGATGCGGCTTGAATCCCTTTATTTCGTCGTCGTCGCAAACTTGCATAAAATCCCGCACAGGGATGTGTTTCAAAATACCGGTACCAACGGTCATGGTGTCATTTATAGCCTTCGACATATTAGCGTCCGTTTCTTGCTTATTGATAATTTTATCATTAACGAACATATCATACCGCTCCAAAATTAACGCCTTTAAAAGGATAGCGTAGTTCACAACGTCACGGCATTTTTCGTTCAGGAGTGGCACAGAAGGAAGGATATCGTTGTCCAGGTCGTCAATGATATCCAAGATCGACACCAAATGTTTCCGCCACATACCCCACAAGGCCCGTTCCGGCGTCTCTTCGATCTTCGTGTCAAACCTGGCTGCCGTCTTGAAATTGCTCAGCCGATCCCCTCGCCTTGCATACTCTTTACTTTTCAGGAGTAAGGTCCTTCTGATGTCCTGAATCTGCTCTTCTGTTATTTTGTCAAATCGTTCTGGTTGCATTGTTTTCCTTTAAAATAATTTTCCTTATCATTCTCCTCTCCCCCGTAAACTAACCCCACCACCAGGAGCCAGAGCCATAGTGTTGCCGGCATAGACAGCCTGCCTGAGTGCCTTACGGTAGTCTGCGTCCCTTTCCTCGAGCGTCTGTTTTGGCCGCTTCTTCTTTTCAACCTCCCTTATTACCGGTCTTGAGACCTTAACCTGGATAGGATCAATAGCCGCAATGCCAGAGTTCCCAGACATAGAAATCTGTTGAGCTATTTTGCTTATTTTCTCCTGTTCTCGTTTCTTTTGCTCTTTACTGAGGTACTTTACTTTTTCTTCAGCGTTGCTCCTCCATCGCCGCCCAGGCGCAAAGAAATCAGGGTTAGTCATATCTTCAGTCTGGGTCCGCCAGTAGAACGTCCCGAGCGGCATGCCAGTCAGAGCACAAATCCGGGTTGGTGACATCACACCTTGATTGGTAAGGAAAGATCGCCGGTTCTTCTTCCTGGGCAACTCCTCGATTATTCGCAAGGTGGGCTGCTTCTTCTCCGCTTTTCTCGACCGGACCTTGCAAGCGTTACGGTGCTCATGGCCGTGAATCCTGATAAATCGGATAAACGCTTTTGTGGTCAGGTTGAAGAAATCCGCCATCTGCTGAGTCGTGAAAACGCCCGTGTCGGTCTTGTAGTAGTTCGGGGTGCCAATTCCCTCGGAGTGGATCTCTATTATTTTTGTTGGAATTGTCATTTCTCAATCCTCAAACCTGAATATGTTGAATTGGTTCAGAAAAAACTTTTCCTGATGGATCTTCATTCCAATTTCGTTTCAAAACCTCATCGATAACTTTGGAAATTTCTCGTTCGGCATCCAGTCCTAAAATTGAGAGGATTTGAAGACCATATATCAGTGTATCCGCTACACCATCAGCAACCTGCTCCTTGTTAATGCCGTTCACGCCTCCACGGATTTTTTGAGCTCCTTTCAGAATATGGTGGCATGTTTCACCAACTTCTTCGGCCATTCCAAGCGCGCATTTTAAAAGATCATCTTCATGAGATCCGAAATTTTCACGCTGCCAAATATGGAGTTCATGTTGTTTTAAATCGATCATCCCTTCACCCCACCCTCTCGCCCGAGAACTTACCCCGGACGTGCATATGGAAGAACTTCCCGACAGAGTCAGCTGCACACAAATCTCTATACATATCGTCCGGGAAATTCTCATAATGATACAGGCCTCCCGACTTGAACTTGATAGCCAGGGTGCCGGTTATAGCTTCCTCAGATGCCCGTTGAAACCCCAGTGCCTCGATGTTAGAAGACAGTGAGTGGTTGAACATTGGTATGTCTGGAATTTCCTTCTCTTCCCAGGCCCCTGGTATTTCTTCCAGGGATTTCTGTACCGCTACGGGATCAAGGCCAGCTGCTTCGTATGCCTCTTTCATTTCCCGGCCAAGATTGCTAAGTGTTCGCTTCGTCATCAGTTCGGTTCTCCATCAGGTGCGGCTCCAAGGACAAAGGCGTGTTGCAGTTTAATAACCGTTCCCTTGTCCTTCTTGGCAGCCTCAAGGAAATCTTCCATGTTCTTCTTATCAAGCAGGCCTCGCAGAATGCCGAGGGCCACACCGGCCACAAATCCGGCATTCATAGCCTGTATCATCTTTACCCCCTTGCCTCAGCACGTTCGGCCAACCAATCCATAACTTCAGATTCCAACCAACCGCAGGAATTACCTCCCAGGCGCAAACGCTTAGGGAAAGTCCCGTCTTTCTCCATCCTCCAAATTGTTGGGTCGCTCAGACCAACAATGTTGAGTAACTCCGGTTTCCTGATAATTCTTTGCCGATTCATTTTTGTTTCATTCATTTTTCACTCCGCGCAGCAAACAACCGGAACGCCGGTAAACTGCCTTATGGTTTTTAGGATTAGGGCTTCGTCGGAATTTCCGTTGCTGAGGTGCAGTAGGTAAATTTCCTTCAGATGTGAAAGGTCGTTGGCCTTCAAGAACTCCACCACATTATTCAGGCCGAAATGAGTAGATACGATCCGCTTATATTGAGCTTGGCAGATTCCGCCAGATTTTAGGCTCTGTTCTATAGCGTCCTCGCTATAGTTGCACTCGCACATGATGTAATCGAGTCGCTTAAATTTGGGTTTTATGTATGCTGTATCAGTTACAAAAAGGATAAACTCCCCGGTGGCTTGACTCTTGATATAGTACCCTAGAGTGTCACCGGTCATATGAGTTTCAGAATCATGGACTGTCTCAAAAGGGTAAACCGTGAGAGTCCCGACTGTGAATATTTGCCTAGGGTAAACCCAGTGGCACCGACTGTCTCCATCCAGCCAAAGAGAGGTTGAACAACCAGGGGACATATAGCATGGAATTCCTAGTTTTATCAGGTCTTTGACTGATTTACTGTGGTCTCCGTGCCCGTGTGAAACCAAGCAAGCAGCAATTCCGGAAAGCTGGAAGTCCAAGCCTTTTCGGATCTTTTTTACCGTTAGGCCACATTCTAGGAGGATTTGAGTGAACCCATCCGAAAGACGGTAGCAGTTCCCTCCCGAACCGCTACCCAAGGATTTTATTTGAATGGCCATAATCAATACCCCGGATCGTCATCAACAGAAGGAGAATCAGCATTACCAGACGATTCAGGTTGCCCTGGTCCCGCGCTGTCTGGTGCGGTAGAAGTCGTCACCTCGCCGGTCTCCATGTCGATGAAGTCCTGGTTTGCGTTCTCTTCAGTCTCCCATTTGAGCTGATCTCGCGCAGGAGTTTCTGTCTCATCAGATGAAAGTCCGTCCTGCATTTCAACTGACATAATCCCATATTTTGACAAAAGGCGGCGCCAGCAGGTCTTTATGGCCATTTCGTCAAAGTTGGTTTTCCAGGGAGTTTCCTTCCCGGCCTTGTATGCAGCACTGAATTTCTTTCCGTGGGCCTCGGCGGCTTCCTTGGTCAGATACACACATTTTTCGAACCCATTATTGAGCCGGAAGTATGCAAAGTATCCGATTGGCGTGTCGTTGATTTCGTTGTCTTTTATGACGACATCCCCGGATAACTGGTCAGCCTGCACATTGGCACCTTTGTAGACAATGCCATCATTGAGGCGCTGATACTGGCCGGTCCGCATGGCAAGTTGTATGTATCCCTTGTAACCAAGCTGAAAGGTTGGCTTTCCTTTGTACGGAACGATATAGGCAAAGCCCAGATTCTTATTCAGGGGCAGCTGCAGGACCGCTGCCTTGAAGCACTCTGCAATGACAAGATTCGGATCGTAGTTTTGCAAAGACCTATCGGCGGTATAAATCTCCATCAGGGATGCCACAAAGAGCTCGGCGTTTTTCCCTTTTCCCAGCACCTTCTCAATTTTCTCTGTACAATATGGAGTAGAGGTGGCCTGGAGCATCAGCTGCCCAGGAGTCTGCTTCCTTTGCTGTACTGCTGTTTCTTGTGTGCTCATTGTGCATCTCCTTGAAATTCAAGATTCAAAACCTTGGACAGGATGACCGCTGTTTTGTAAAACATCGACTCAGCAATAAGGAAACCTGCCCCGTAATAATTCGATCCGCTTTCGGTGAGTGTTTGGGTTATCCCCTCAATTTCTTTGCCGGTAACGAGCGCCCCACCAGGACCGTACCAAGCCTTTTGTTTTTCACTCATGCGGCTTTCTGTAGTTCAGCCTCATGGCCCTCAACCCGTAACGAATCGTCTTTCTCGCTGACAACCAGCCGGATAACCTGGGCATCCATTGGGATTAGAGAGGTGACGCTTTCGGAGTTGTCGATAATTACAGGAAGAGATAGGCCCTCATGTTTCGATATGGTGTTGATGATATCGAGGCCGGTATTAACCTTGGAGCCATTATTGAGACTGGTTTCGAACGGGACACCGTTAAAAGTCACTTTGCAGCACGACTGGATTCCTCCATTTATATTCTGTTCGAACAAGACGAAGCGTGCCATTCCAAACATACCGTTAATCCGGCCTTCCAGCATATCCACCTGGGAGCGGGTGAATGAGTCCATCAGGAAGAGATCAGCTTCCAGCTTCTCAAACTCAGCGGCCATTTTCTTCTGTTCCGCTTCGAGTTCTGCTTTTCTGTCCTGGGCCTTTACCGCGGATTCAACCATGGCAATCTTTGCCTTAGAATCCGCAAGGCTTGTCTTGATTTCGGCAAGACGGTTTTCCTTTTCCGTCACCTGAGAGTTGTCAGATTGACCGGATTCTTCCAGATGGATGCGCTTATCGATCAACTCTTTTTTCCGGAAGGCGGCGGCCAGCGGCTCACAGGCATCCATCATCAAACCAAGCATATGGTTATCCGGATCATGCAGGGAGGCTTCAAGCCGAGCCATTTCCGCAGAGAGAGGGATTTCCTCTTCCTCAAGGGCTACAATCTTCTCGCCAAGAGCCGCAATCTTGGCACCTATATCGTTCAGGGTCGCAGCCTTGGCCTTTCCTATAGCCATATTTGAGGCTTTCTCTACAGACAGATGCTCATTATGGGCAGCGGTTATTTCCTCAATCTTGTCAACCGGGAGATTCTGGCCACATTCAGTACAGCAGAGCAAACCGGCAGCGAGATTTTCTTTAAAGAGCCGGTCACCCTCGACCAGTTCTTTATATTCCTGCCGCAATCCGCCGATTACCTTCTCAAGGAACAGCTGCTCTTCTTTATGCCGGCCAATTTCCGCACGGTGATTCAAAATCGTCGCATCGATACCGTCTATGCTGGAGCGGAGAGCCAGGACCTTGTCCTGAGTAACCTTTTGAGATGCGCCAAACTTGGCCGTTACTTCATTCTTGAGATTGGTAATTTCAGTGTGGCAGGCTGAAAGCTGCTTTCGCAGTTCGATAATGGCCCCGTCATTTCTCAGCAGATGGATTGCCTTTTCAATCTCTTCCTGCTCCTCCGCCCATTTATTAATGCGCTCTATTTCCTTCAGGTGATTTATGCCGGTAGTGTCCGGCATGGACTTCACCACCTCGTCGATCCGCACCGGGATCTTGTCCAGCTGCTCGTTGATCTTCCGGCGCTGGGCAGCTATTACCTTCTTGTGATCATCAAACGTCCTTCCGTTCAGGATCTCAGCCAGTCGGGCAAGTTCAGGATCAGAGGCGATTACCTCGGCGTCCGTTACGTTGCCACAAAGGCCAAGAAGAAGAGACCGGCGGTCCGTCCATTTCATCTTTTCCGCGAAATAGAAAGGGCTGGTGAGGATCTTGAAATTTTCCTCAGTGGCGATAGTGGAGACGTATTCCTGGAATTCTTTTTTTGATTTAGGAACCGAATCGATATAATGGTCAGTGGTGTGTCCCGAGAATTCAGCGGTTGCGGCCCCGCGTTTTTTGGTCCAGATTTCAGCAAAAACCTTCTTCAGTTCAATAACGTTGCCTTCCCAGCGAAAAAGGCCTTTGACAGTGTGCTCCAGGTTGTGCTGCTCCGAGCCGTCGGAATTGAGCGTCTTGATTTCAAAGTCGGTTTTGAAACTGGAATCTTTTCCAAAGAAAAGAAAGCATAAGGCATTAAAGAGGGTGGTCTTCCCTGTTCCGTTCGCCCCGTAGACCGATAGGTCTTGACCGTTTGGGTGCAGAGAAAACTCCTTGCAACCCATAAAGTTGACAAGGTGCAGATCGAGTAATTCAAGTTTTTTCATTGCGGTCCTCCTGCAATTTGATATTATTGTTGATGTTTATGGTTATTTCTCTTCCGTGGACCGGTCAGTCTGTTGACGCAGATTGGCCGGTTTTCTTTTATGCCAGAATCGTTACTCTGCTCAAATCGAACTCAATCTTGGTAAGTTCCGCCCAAAACCACAGCTTTATTGCCTTCACCGCGTAAACCTTCCACGCTCCACCATCAGCCTCAAACAAAGCACATTGATGTGCAGCATTCAGGCGAAGGACAAACTCGCTATACGGCTGCTCAATCTCGATGAAGGTCCGGAAAGGGGCGAGAATGACGGGATTAGGAACAGTTGCTAAAGCTACCTCAGCAAGGCCTGTACGAACTTGCGTTGATTGGCTGCATCCGTCCTGTCTCGTGGAAACTTCAGTGGAAGTCTTCATATTCCCGACATAAGCCAGGACCTTTTCTACGGCTTCGTCCCTGACGAAATCGGCCTGCAAAGCTATGACAAAGTTCTCGACGTCGTAATATCTGCCAAATACGAAACCGATCCCATTCGGTTCAGCGGATAGGATTCTTTCTCTTGTCCGGTAATCTGTATGTAATCTACTTATGAGCTCGACAGACTCCGGGCCCTCAATGTGGATCAGATAGTGGGTATCCTTCTCCATCTCAGTTTGGAGATAATCCACAATGGATTGAAGCTGGCCAACCTTCAGCGTCAAGCACGATGGTGGATCGGTCCGGAACATCTTCTTGTCATGGAAAACTACACCGCCCAAATCAAACCTGTTCGGTTTGGACATCTCGGAAATCTTCTCAATGAAACTTGCGTCTAACATTTTCTCACCTTTTTTTTGTTATGATTTTAACGGTTAATGATTCTTGAATCCCTCTATCGCTTCCGGTGACTCCCTCAGTTTTTTCATGATCTGCGCTGAGGTGTCGAAGAGAGAAGGCTGAGCCGGAACGTGCTCGTATGCCGCAATCTCTCCCGTCTCATGATCGAAGGCCATGGTGACAGTGGACTGCAGCGGCTTCGTTGATCCGAGCTTTGTCGATACTTTGGCAACCAGCCCATAATCCATCCTGTCTTGTTTGTTCGGCGTGAACGTTAGCTCAATTGTCAGCTTCCGTTTTGTGGTGGCATCTGTGTTCGGGTCACAGCAATTCATGACGACATCTTGGAGAGCTCGAGTAAACTTCTCCCCTACGGCTCCGTCATGCAATGACCCTAGTGTTATTCCTATTGGCATTTTTATTCTCCTATTTGTATTTATGGTTCTTTTAAGCCGCCAACCTCGCGAAATGCTTCCTGATAAAATCAATAGCGACCCCGTCCTCTACCATTCCCGAGGTGAACCGGTAAACGGTCCACCCCTCGCTGATAGCCAGGGCCATTTTATAGCAGTCCTTTTCGTAGCCTGTTCCTCGATTATGCCTTCCGTTGGTGTGGGTGCCGCCGTCGATTTCGCAGGCTATTTTCTTGTCAGGCCAACAAAAATCGAACCTGAACCTTCTGACCGGATGAAACCGGAATTCCCGGACCGGCGCTGGCAATTTTGAAACCCTCACGTGGAAGGCAAATATCTCTTCCGGGTTGCTCATAATTCAAAAACCTTTCGTATCTTTGTGTAAGCCCGGACAACGTCTCCCCAGGCCTCTACCATCTTCTCAGTTTCGGAACCCTTGTTCGTTCCGATTGTCCTCATGGTATTGGCAGCCGCTTCAAGGAGGTCAGCCATACCGGCCCAGGTCATCCCTTCATTTCCAGCAGGGAAAATAATTCTCCCATCGTTTTGGCCGGGCTCTTGATTTGCTCCAAGAACCTCCGCACCGATGCCTTGCGCTGCTGATTCCTGTAGCTGGGCGTCAGTGACGCTATGAGGTTGGTCCTGCGCTTTTTCCGCTCTCTTATTTTTCTGGCCTTGTTGCATTTCATTCACGTACCTTTCCTTTGAATTTGGTCGGAATTTTTAACTTCTTTCTATTCTTGCAGCCGCTGAGATCCAGGGAACCGCCGATGGACTCCGGCAGCTTCAGGCCGTCCGGGATAGTGCAGCCGCTGAGATCCAGGGAACCGCCGATGGACTCCGGCAGCTTCAGGCCGTCCGGGATAGTGCAGCCGCTGAGATCCAGGGAACCGCCGATGGACTCCGGCAGCTTGGTTACCCAAGAAATATCTGTATGTTTAGCTCTCGATATAAGCCAAGAAAACCACCCGGAATCTGCTTTACTGTCACATGAGAGACCGACCAATACCTCAGATATTAACGCTCCGTCCGGAAACTTAGATACAAACCAGTTCACACCATTTCTGCATGCGTCGTGCTTGTCGAGCCATCTTGCAGTTATTGTTTTTTCGCTTTCCACCTTTACCTCCTTAATGGCCCGGCTACGAGCCGGGCCTATCGATTTACCAGACGTTTATTTTTAAAAAGCCTAAGCCGCCGGTGCTCCTGGAGCCGCTTGCGGTGCAACAGTTTCAGGCGCTGTGTCCTTAGCAACGTCGGCAGCGATATCGCTCAACAGCTTTGAATTTTCGTCCTTGTTCTTTTGGTATGGCATCCATTCGCAATGCTGAGATCCGGTAACTGGAACATCATCATCCTGCAAAAGTGGTACGCTCGGTTTAGGGAACAAAACGCCGTGCATATCGAAGACTGCCAGGTTGACGAGTCTTTCATTCCATACATGAGTGACTATACCGGCACACTTTCCGGTATCACTCGGTTGTAAGGCGTTGTCGGTTTGGGCTGGCGTGAACCAAACTATCCGTCCTAGGGTTGGTTGAATCATTTTCTTTCCTTTTGTTGAGGTTTGGTGGTTTAACTGCTGTGATTCTTGATCAATCTGCGATGATATTCCAATCCTCTGCCAGCATGTCCGTCTGAGAGGCAAGCCAAGGGACCCGACATCCGGGAGTATTCTGGGCATCTTGAGGATAGGACATGAAGATGTAAGGGAGTGTCATCTTGCTGTGTGCGTCAGGGACTTGCAGCTCAAGCCATAACCCTTTTCCGTTCCATCCGGACCGAGCAACCTTGAAACCTTTACGAAGGGCCTCAATAGCAGTGCCGAAGGTCATGGCCGAACATCCTCTGTACGCCTCTTCAAACACATCTTTGGGGCTCCAAGATTGATAACTATCAGGATATTCGACAAGGTAACCGTCTCCGGTTGCTTTGCCGCCAATGTTGCGGCTAAGCAGTTTTTCTGCTTTGTCCCTGGTCATTGGCTTTGCCTTGATAACCTTTGTGCCGATGTACGTTTTCATTTTTTTCCTTGTGTTTGAGGGTTAAAAACTGCCAGTCCACCGCCCATGCTCGGGTCTGGCTCTTTTACAGGAGGCAGGTTCAGTCTGCACATAGGACTCCGTTTTTATCTCGTTAATCCCTGTCGTTCCACCATGCGTCCCATACAATCCAGGCAGCGGACACCAGGATAGCCAGGCCACAGAGTGACAGGGCTAAAAGTGCTATTTGGTTCATTGTTGTTCCTTTTTATAAAAGCGGCCTTCCCCAGATTCGACCCGGACCGCTCGAGCTCTGAAAGAACCAGAAAATACCTGGCTGAAGGAGGTCTCCGCCCGATCCGGAAACCTTGGGTCTATGACATTATTTCGGGCGGCAACGCATCCAGGGAATGACGCGGTTTCCGGCGTGTGGAAATTTATATAAAAATCGGAGCAAGCAAAAACAGAGTGACCAAGGCCGCGCATCCGTAGGCGTAAACATTCCAGACGTCACCCCATGGGTTGCTTTCCTTTTGCTGAGTATTCAGATAAGACCGGTCCGCGTGGTTCTGGAAGTTAAACGGTCGCCCTGGGTTTGCGGTCCCGATTGTTCCTTTTATCTCATCGTATGATGATGGAATAAATGCGCTTTTCATAATTCCCCCTATTATTTCGATAAATATTTGAACACCAAGAATGCGACGATGCAGATGACCGAGCGGATCAAGTAAATGACATTCTTTTCGCTTCTGTCGAAGTCGCGGCCTGCATAATCAATCATTGCTGATCTCCTCTTTCAGAAAAAAGCAGCCAGCTATGAATAGAAGAAAGCAGCCAAAATCCCAGACCAGACAAACGGTATCGCAGAATCTTCCGATGTAATTTTTCATGGCTGGTCTCCAATGGACGATGTGGCAGAAGCAGGGACCATATTCTGCGAATGATGAATATAGGCCGTACAGCTGAACCCAATGGCTGCACAGAAAATTATGGTGAAAAATAGGACCAGCCACGTTCCATCATTCATGCCTTCTTCCTTCGTCTCTCTCTTTCGAGTCCCTGTAAATATTTAACGGCCGCCAATCCCGTTAACCCCTTATCCTTAATCAACTGCTCTTGCTCAGCCAGCGCCTCTAACTCGGCAGAACGGAACTTCTGTGCCTCCCTCTCCTGCACTAAAATCTCTACGACAGTGCATAGGTGGTTGACTCGTTCAAGCAGGGTCTCTACGGTCTGGGCTGTCATGGCTCTATGCCTCGATTTCTTCTTGCTTTTTAGCCCAGGAAATACAGTGGTGTTTCAGGTTTTTCCTGGAAGAAAGGTCAAGGTCCAATCGTGTACAAAATCTTATTTCTTCATCTCTGTGCTCACAGCTTGCACAGGCCATTTGACGCGGATTCCAGAAGCAACGTAATTCGTGGCTTCTGGCTGAAGATCTATGCGCGTAGACTTTTGTCCTGCAGTGTTCGCATTGATAGGCGGTTATGACGTTCATCAGACCGTAGCCTCCACACCGACAAGACGCTGAGAGTTCCCCCTGGCGCTCTTATTCAAAAACTTCTTGAAAGTTTCGGACTTTTTGAAACGCTCCAAAAGCGCAACCTGCCCGAATCCTGTAACAAGAGTCGTAAAGCACACTTGAGGGCCGTTCGTATTGATGTTCTCGTAGGTGGCTTCCTTCACCTCGAACCAGCCGTTGTCTATATACCGCTGGAAGGGCATACTCCGACGCTCAATGATCTTCTCAAAGCGTAGCCACTCAAAGAAGTTGTTCCGACCGATGACGAAACCGGTCTTGTTGGAGATGAGCTTGACGAAATCGCCAATCTTAATTGCCTTGGTGGAAGCCTGGACGGTTTCAGCAAACTGGACCTTCGGGGCCTGCTCCTGAAGGGTGAGTTGAAGCACTTGCTTCTGCTCGACCTCATCCGCCCAGGCGCGGGCCGCTATGGCTGGGTTGGTGAAATCTGGAAGTTGGATGGGTGTTTTTGCTGCTTTCTCGCATTCGATGAAATACTCACGAACCTCAAACCCTTTCTCGGTGCCGGAAAGCATGGCGATGTGCTTGCCTGCCTCAAGGGTGAGAAAGTATTCGATTGTTATTTGGCCTGTTTTTGAAAGCTCGCCTTTTTGGGCGACCTTTATAAAGTCGCGCCCTTCGATCAACCTAGCTCGTTCAATTTGCTTCTTTATCCAGTTAGAAAAATCCTTCTTAACTTCAAGGAAAGAGTGCATGTCCCTCGCATTGACTGTTTGCTTTCCTTCACCTGAAATTTCCTGTGTTCCGATTGTGATCAATTCGTTCATTTTACCCTCGCCTTCGCCTCGTCGGCGGTCATAAGACCTTGATTAACCAAGGCCTTAAAAATAAGTTTTGCTTTTCCTGCCCCCCAGGCTCCTCTTTTCCCGGAAATTACAGCCTGAACGTAGCGCGGATTGAATCCGTTCAGAGCTGACCACTTCGACACGGTCATGTCGCGGTCCCACATTTTTCTGCAGATTTCATTCATTGTTCTTGACTTCATGTTGATTGTTGTTGTACGCCTGTAGATAAGTGTCGTTAACTGTCTACAAAATACTCTATAATCATAGAACATGTCAATAATAAATTATATGAACATAGAAATTATTCTACAGAGAATCATGGAGGCAAAAAAACTCCGCACATACAGAGAGGTGGCTGATTATCTCTCTGTTAAAGAGGGAACTTTAAATGCTTGGAAAATGCGGAACAGAACGAACGCCTTAGAAAAAATTCTCTACAGGTGTAATAAAGAACTTTCAGAAAACTACCTGAGAACCGGAGAGGGAAGCCCTTTTGTAGAATTAATTTCTACAAACGAACTACAAGAGAACGAAGAGGAACAACCAGATGACATTGTGATTGACTCCAGGCTTGTTCCGATGACAATAGAAGTGCTGAAATCAGGGACAGAATGTGGCCCGGCGCTGGCCTCCAATATTATAGCGTTTCATACATCCATTAAAAGGGAAAAGGAGAATGCTGTCATGAGGGAAGAAATAAAAGAACTAAACAAGAAAGTAGATTTGTCAAATCAGAATATTTCTCAGTTGACCGAGCAATTAAAAAGACTGATTGATTCTAACGATATTGTAATTACTGACAAAAAAGAGACTAAAGTATCGAATGGATAAATTGGGACTTCGGTTGATAGTATCGACCAAGAGAGCGGTCATCTGAATACCACGCTGTGGTTTTTTCAGGAAAAGCATTTTATTCCGGAACTATCTTTCAGAATTCCGGAATAAATCTGCTTAGTAACAAAAAAAGGAACAAAGGCTTCGACGGCCGAAAATTCGGCCGTCGAAAATTCAGGACTTTCGGGGTAAATTTTTCTAATCATATTCTCGTCTTGATGGTAATTAGAAATCTGGTTGTAGATAAGAAGGGAGTAGCCGCCTCCAATTTTGGACACGGGTCCAAACTGTATCTTAAACTCTGCTTAAAATGGCCGCTTTTTCCTCGAATCAGTTCGCGATTTCAAGAGAGGCCTTAAAGGAGAAAGGGAATGTCTATCGCTGATGGTGTGGGATTTAAAAACGACCCCCCGAAACGGATACTTCTTGAAACAAACAATAGAGAAATGGAGCTTGCAAAAAAATGGAAATGGTTAGTTCTGAAACCGATTTCTACCCTTTTATTCTTGTACGGGGCTATAGCGTTGTTTCAAAAAAGTTGGGCTATCGGTTCCGTTCTGCTTTTGGCCTCTGTTCTTGGAATAGGGACAATAGGGAATAACATGGATGACAATATCCAAGAGGAGGAAACCTACCTTATCGCAAAGGCCATGTTTAGGCTCACAACGTTAATCCTTTGTGTTGTAGTAATATTGGGATACTTGTCAAATTTTCCAATATTAAAGACAGGGATAGCTGTAGTTGTGTCAGCAATCTGCGTTCCAAGTTACTCAATAGTAGTTGTTCTATGGTTTAGCCTCCTCGCAAGAAGAAAGAACAAATCCCGTTAACATAACCGACCCAAAAAAGGAACCCCATGAGAAACCTACTACTATTAGTCTTCTTCCTTTTGGCCGGATGCGGAACGGCCCCACAATCCCACACGGAATATACCAACCTCACACCATTGGATAAAGGGTGGTGCCGCATCTATGTGAGCACCGGAAGGTTTTATCATAGTTCAGACACAAACAGCAGTTTGAGCAACAAGTTATGGAGAATAGAGGAAGTAGGGAGTGTATATGCGAACGGCATCAAAATTGGAGATCTAGCCAAGGATGAATCCGTTGCCGTTGATGTGTTACCCGGTACATATGAATTTCATTGGATACCTGGTGGGGAACCCTATAAGTTTTGTACAGTTAAAGCCGCAGTAACGATCACGCCAGGAGAAACAAAGTATTTTACGTCCGACATGGTGAATAATGTGTCTGTGGCATGGGGCTTGGCAGGAGCTGTAGGCGGATTGATTGGCAGCGCAGCTACAGAATGTAACATCAACGGAGTAATACTCGAAAGACCATCCCTCGATCCAGAAAGCAAACTCGTAGCATATGCAAAGTTCTCAGGGAAACCAACTCCCGCTATAGCGGACACCAGCAAACCATCCAGCGTCGATTCTTCCCCGTCCCAAAAACTGAGAGAACTCGACAGCCTCAAGAAGGATGGCGTAATTACAGAAACAGAATACCAGCAGAAAAAGAAAGAGTTGCTGGAGAAGTTTTAAAAATAAAAAAACGGTATCATCTCCGTAGGCATCCGGAGACAATACCGTTTCAGTTGGGAACCTTTGGCCACGCCAACAGATGACCTTAGGTAATCCCCGGAGTGCCGGCCAGCACTCCGTTAGAGGCCAAGAATCTTGACTGATCAGGCCAAGCTCTTCGTAGCCTCAAAGCCAACCTTTAAAGTTGGCAGGCCTGCCAGCGTCAATCATAGGATTAATATGATTAAGCTGACAATTCAAATCCGGTTAAACTACAAGCAGATAGTGCAAATCATGGCATTATTACTCACGCTTCTCCGGTAGTTTTGAAACCCGGCCCCGAAAGGGGTCGGACCCTTGATTATTACCTGAAGTTATAATATACCATCACAACATAACATGCAAGTATGAGCGTAAGACCTCACCCTACCCGTCCAGGATACTGGATAATCGACTGCCGCCCTGGTGGTTACCAGAATCCCAGAAAGCAAATGACGGTGAATTGCGCTTCCGAGAAAGAAGCGCTGGGGTGGGAAGACTCTATCATGGAGCGTCAGCGTCGTCCTGCTTCTCCGTCGCGGCCCAAGACCATAGGGGAAATTTATCCATCATGGATATCCTTCTATCGTGCGAACAGGGCGGACAAGACCATCGAGGACGTTGAGAGAGTATGGAAAAACACCTTACGAGACTCATTCAGCAAATATATCCCTTTCCAGATTACCCGACAGTCGATAGAAGATTATAAGACATCCAGGATATCCTCTGGAGTGAAAGCGAGAACGGTAAACAAGGAGCTGGCCTATTTTTCCGGAATGATCCGCTGGGCTGCGGATAATGAGATGTGCTCAGAGCTGTCGTTCCGGATCTCTGGTTTTTCAAAAAAAATGTCATCCCCTCCAAAGCCCAGGCCTCTTAACCAGGAGCAGATAACGAAGATTTATGAAGCCATGGAACCAGAATACCGGCTTGTCCTTTTGCTAATGGCGGACGCGGGACTACGACGAAACGAGGCGATGACCCTTACCCGGAAAGACGTTGAGCTGGAACACGGTTGTATCTTCGTTGTCGGCAAGGGAAGCAAGGAGCGGATCGTGCCGATAACCACGGACCGGCTTATGGCCGAGCTACTTAAGAAGAAAGATGTATCCGGCTGGCTCACTGTCAATCCGGAAACAAAAAGGCCGTATCTGACTATCAGAAAAGCCCTACTCAGGGCAGCAAAAAAAGTTGGATTAGAGAAGCACGTTTATCACCATCTACTGCGTCATAGTTTTGGCACAAATGCTACAGTCAGTGGTCTGGATCTGTCGGCCCTTCAGTCAATAATGGGACATAGCTCCCCGACGACTACAGGGATGTATCAGCACCTCGCAGGGGAGTATATCCGCACTCAAGGAAGGCTACTAAATGGAAATGTATGGAGACATGGAGACATGGACGGTACACCGGAAGATACTAAAAATACTAAATAACTGATACGTGAGCGCCTGACTTCGAATCCGGGTGTCGGGGGTCCGAATCCCTCCGGGTGCACCAATAAAATCAAGGGCTTGAGAGTTAATTCTCAAGCCCTTTTTGTTTAATTTTTGTCCATATTTGTCCACAGAACTTAATCGATAGGAAACGCGTCAGCTCATAATCGAAGCTTACGCAATCATCCCTCCTGCATCGAGATAAGCCTGCTTTAAGAGCGCGACAGAGTTCTCATGCTGATTATTTCCGCTATCCGGCAGGCTGGCCCAACGGGTACGGACAAGAGACAAAGCGGCAAGAAAATTTCCCGCAACGATATCAGCCAGGGCGTGGCACTCACGGAAATATTGGTGTGCGATTGCCCTCTGATTGTCTTTCGAGAACGTGCCGTCCAGGTTGAGGCTCTTTGTGTAAAAATCAAAGAAGTGCTCCAAAATCTGGAAAGTCCCGGCTGCTGTACTCGATGGTATTCCGCCGATCTTCTCCCCGATCTGCGCCTGGGTCATACCGAACTTTTCTCGGAAGGCGCGAAGGTTCTCGCCAGGAGTGATGCTGACAACAGTTTCTTTATACCAGTCGGTGTCCTGCACCTCGACAAGTTCATTCTCGTCATAATCCATAATTTGGATTACTCAAGTGATTATTTAGGCTTAGGGGAGAGGTGAGAAGCTTTTTCGGGTTCTTTTTTTGAGCTCCACAATCTGGGAGTGACAATAAAAGCCTTTATCACAGCGGCTGTCGGAATGGCGGCCAGAATGGAGGCAACGACTGTATGCCCATATATTTCAAGATATATTGATCCGCCAATACAGAATGCGCATATCACAAACCCAAGAGACTGTCCGAGCGTGTCGCTTCGGAAAACGGCTTTTCCTTGGTGTTCGGTAATGTCCAATTGTCTTTTTTGGGCCTCAATATTTGCAGAAAGGGCTCTTTCCTCATTCGCTCTTCTTGCTCTCGATTCTTCGTAGGCGTTTTCAAGAAATTTTTCTGCAGCTCCCGGGACGATATTGTTTAAATACTCCAGAACCTCAGGAGGAAGGATGTTAGTCTGGATCAGTTGGGCTTGTAGATGCTGATGATTTTGCTGTTATGGAAAGAAAGGAGAAACCTGAGGTGTTGGCGCACCACCTTGACCCTTGTATGATTTACTTTTCCCTTGAGCCATTATTTCCTATAGATTTATAAAGATCTCCCGTAACCTTTGAAAAATCATTAACGATTCCGCTGTTTGGATTGATCACGTTTAAATCAATAGGCGCAGGAAAAATCAAAGGTTGCGCTTGGAATTGCGCAAATAAAAGAACAGGAGCAGCAAGTCCTTTTACTACCCCTCTGTTAAAAGCCTTCTTTGGTGTTGTTGTGATATCAACAAGTAACATATAAACTCCTCCTCTTCACCTTTCATTTTATAGCATTCATCCAATATTGCCAAAACAAAAGTATTTCCCCTCCCATTCCCACGCCCCACGGTGATCGTGACGGCCTGCCTGATTTATTTACTCCCGTTAAGTAAGCTTGGATAGCGTGAACCGAAAAGGAAGTATTGCTGAATCTACAGGAACACCTTGTAGTCGGTATGTAATGCCTTACCAACCCTCTTGGCCATCTCTTTGCCGATGGGGCGTTTGCCGTTTTCCATCTCTGAAATATGCCGCTGAGGAATGCCGACCAATTCTGCAAGCTGA